AGTAGATAGAGATTTAGAACCGCAAGTTAAAGATTTCCTAACAAGCCACACAAATAAACAAATTGGCGATACTGTATTTTTAGGGTTTGGTAGTGAACACAGCATCTTCTCTAGGTAATGCGGCTGACTATCTAGGTCTAGTTGCTATCACTTCAGCTAACGTTAAGTTCAGTTAATTTGATAACCAAGAGGTTTGTTATATAGAAAAGGCTACTTCGGTAGCCTTTTTCTTTGGGTAAATACGATATGACCACTACCACAGCTTTTTTAAATCCAACAATTTTAACTAATGTTAATATTCCTAATACAGTTACAGGAATCGCCAGTATAGATTGGAATTTTAATCCCAGAGCTCTAGTACCGGGGGTGTATGCATCAAGTGAAAAACCCTTGTATACTATTAGTGGATTATGGATGGAAAAGTTTCTAAGCAATACTAGCGAATTATATTGTACCGGTTATGCTGATTATTCTCAACTGTTACGCAATATTAGAGATCAAGTTCTGCAAATATCTCTTGGCGATACTAACGGATCTTTATATAGTTTTTTAACAACTATAGATCCCGTAAGCGGTTATGCTTATGGTAATATTAATAAATCTCCTTCAATGAATAGTAGGTTAGGAATGACTGCTGCCGATGCTAGAGAATGGCTTTTACTTTCGAATGGTGATGTAACTGATACTTTTAGTTTTAATTGGTGGACTAATACTGTTTACCCAGCATATAGAGCATTAAATCCATTAACTAGGAAAGTTACAAGTTTGGATTTAGCTATTGATATACAACGTGCCGGTAGAATACAAGATTTAAAAATTAAATTAGTTTTAAATGGATCAGAAATTCTTGACGGCAATAATCTTGCCAGTACTATAAATCCTGTGCAAAGTGATATGTATACTGGAGCTTTGCTAGAGCCATTACATCCAGTTGAAAATTATAATATATACGGTGGTGATTCAACTGTATGGGGAGTACAACTAACTGAAGAATTGGTATCAAATCCTACATTTGGTGTTGTGGTCAGTTTTCAAAGCAATGCGATATATCCGCATAGAGATACAGTTTATCTAGACCAAGCGAGCTTAAGAATCACATACGCATAAATACAATGTATGACTCACATGGGGTGAGTTTTATGCGGAAATCCAACCGCGTACGGCCTAGAACGCCGTTTTTCACTAAGGAGAAAACAAAATGGGACGTCCTTTAAATAAAAAATATTTTGGTAAGAGAAATACTGGTGCCACAGGAGCATACGGTAATACAAGTTTATTGCCAACAGACTATGACCTAGGTGGTTTAAAAGCTCTTAACGCTAGCGTCGGTACAGCTGGTTCATATACACAATCACAAGCAGCCGCACTAACAACAACATTTCCAAAACCAGCATTAAGCACAGAAGGTGGTGTAACAGCAGTTGGTACTCCAACTTTTAACATTTTAACAGCCACAGTTGGTGGTACACAGACTCAAGCATACTTGGGTGGTGCAGGTAACCCGATCAGCGTAGTATACGGTGGTGTAACAAGTACATTTACACCGACACTAACATCAAGCACAACTGGTATTACAGTTACTAGTATTTCAACAGCAGGTGTTACAGTAGTTGCAAGTGGTACATACGTAAAAGGTCAAGACTTTGTGGTAACTGGTGGTACAGCCGCTGGAACATACTATGTTCAAGTTGGTGGTTCAAGTGTAACAAGTATCACAATCAACAGTTCATATGCTGCCGCAATAGCTGGAACAACTCCAGTACTAACTGGCGGTACTGGCGGTACAGCAGTATTAGGTGCCACATACAATACAGTAGCTTCAGTTGGTGCCGCAACTAGCGGTACATATCAACAAGCTGGCGTTACATCTGGTTTAGCATCTGCACAAGCTACAACACAAGCAACAAGTTCAGGCGCTGGATTAACATTAGCTCCAGCATCTTTTGCAGTTAACGGTGTTTCATATTCTAACGCTGGTAACGGTTACATCAACACAGTTCCAGTAACTCCTGGTATTAGTGCTACAACAGTAACAACTATTGCTAGTGGTGCTTATGGTACAATCACAGTGGGTGCAGTAACTAACACAATCACATTGGGTACAGCACAAGCCGCTGGTACATTCTATATTGGCCAAGTAGTTACATTTACTGGTACAGCAAGTACAAACTTTATTGATAGCTCATACTCAACTGGTAACAGCTATTTGGTAACAGCCACTAACGGTACAAGCACATTGACATTGGTAACTATTGCAGGTACTGCTCCAACAGGCGGAGCCGCAGGTGCAGTGACTGGGTTGTCAATTGTTCTTTACAAAGAAACTGTAAGTTCAACAGACCAATTGGTTCCAGGATTGAAAGTGGTTACAACTGGTTCAGGTGGTAGCTTGTCAGCTGGTACTTATTACATTATTGCAGTCAACGGAGCAACTGAAATTGTTCTAAGTAGCTCAGTAGGCGGCAATGCCGCAGTGGTAACTTCAGCAACAAGTTTGACAATTACTACAGTAGTAAGTGGTAACACAGCAATTACATTTGGTTCAGGATCAGCTGCCGCTACTATGACATTCCAAGCACAGGTAACAACTGGTTATACTGGTAACTATGCCGCAATGCAAGCAGTGGCACTGGCTACAACCGGTGGTGTTGCTCGTCAAGACACTGACATTATCAAACAAGAAAACACACAACGTTTCCGTGTTGAAAATGCTGATGGTGTATTCTACGCTAAATTAGTTAACACATTCCCAACAGTTGGTGGAACAATGGCTATTAACGCTGTTGACTCTGCTGGCGGACAGTACTGGGTAACTAAGATTACTAATCGTCGTTGCCGTGTAACACGTAATGGTGGTACACAGTTTACAGACGGATCAACAGTCAACTGGACATTTGGTTCACCAGTAGCTAGCGTATCAGTTAAGATCGATAACGTTTAATAAACTAATAGGGCCCTTCGGGGCCCTTACAGGATTCTAGAATGTCAAAAATAGTCAAAGTAGCTAGTGGTGATTACAGTTTACAAGTGCAAGCTGGTGGAAACATCATCTTTGATACTACAGGAACAGCCATTGGTCGATATACTAGCGGTACTTATGGTAAGGTAACTATCTGGGGTAACCTAGATGTTAAAGGTACTTCAACGGCTATTGAAACAACGACCAGCGTACTCAATGACAATATACTTGAAATAAACTCAGGTGGGTCTGGAGCAGTTATTGCCGGTTCTGGAACAGCAGGACTACAGATTGATCGAGGTGATACCTCAGCAGGTCAATTCCTCTTTAATGAAAATGTCAGTCACTATGACGCAGTATTAAACACAGAAGTTACAGGTACATTTTTACTAGACACAGTAACAGTTAATCCTAGCACTAGAGCAACAACTGGGGCAGTATTAAATGGACTACAACTAAGAACACTAGTAGCAGACTCAGCTGGAGATTTAGTGTTTGACCTTCAGGGTGGTGCTAAAGCATTATCTATAGTTAACTCTGGTGCAACGTACAACGGAACATCAAACACTCTACTGAGCAGTGCAAATAATTATGCTAACCTAGGTCTAAGCGCATGGCATATACCTAACGTTCAATATTTAAATAATTACGTAGCTAGTAGTTTTAGCGGTTCGGGAGCCGGACAAGCACTAGTAAGCACAATACAATATCCTAGTACACCTACTATCAGTGGTGTAATAATTGCAGGAACAGGTGGACAATTTACCTGTAACACTTCTACATTGTTTATAGGAATGCAGGTTACAATCAGCGGAACGCTCAGCGGTACAGGGATTGGAGGCATTACAGGCTACAGTAATCCAACGGTATATCAAATTTCAGCTACTAATACCTACAATACTTTTACACTAAGAACTTATCCAGGTAATGCGGCTATAGTTACAACTGCTGGTGCAACTACCGGACTTACATTTAGCAATTATACCTATGCACAGATAGTAGCTACAGGTACTAGCCAAGCTACCGGATCATTGCAATTTTTTACAACACCTAACACTAATCCCAATCCTATGGGATATTTTGCCACAGTAACAGGTGTAACTGCTAGCGGAATAACAACTAGCACTAATGGAAGTTTAACAGTTGGCAGTGTTCGTATCTACGGTGATACTATTAATGATATTAGCAGTAACAATCTAACACTGACAGCTAACAGTGGTACCGTTGAAGTTAATGCCTATACAAGATTTGATAATCAAACAGCATTAACATACAGCTCGGGCACTATGAATACCAGCACTGCAATGTATTCAAGTAGCACAGTTGGTCCAGGGCGTACAGGGTTATATATTGTAAACAGTACACAACAAACACCAGATGAATTAATTAGTAGAAAGCGAGCAGTACTGCTAAGTATTTTACTATAAGGATAGAACATGGCACTTAATGCACAACAAATAACAGCTTCACAAGTAGTGGTAACATTACCGTCAGTAGTATCACCTAGTATTGGTAATGCTATTACTTCAATTATAATTTGCAACTCTAGTGCTAGCGTATCAGATACAGTAACAGTATGGGCTGTTCCTAGTGGTGGATCACCTTCTAGTTCTAACATGATTATTAATGCATTACCAGTTCCTGCAACAGAAACTGTAAGTTTAGATCAAGAAAAACTAGTGCTTGGCACAGGTGATGCTATCTGGGTTCAAGCAGGAGCAACAACAAACTTGTCAATAGTCGTAAGTACAATACCAGTATAATGAGATATCTAAAACGTCAAAATATTAATCGTAGAGTTGCTAACGATACAACTTTATATTCAGATGTTAGTAATACTAACGTCTTTGTAAGCCCTGTTAATTCAGGTAGCCTAGTATTGCCCAACGGCACTACAGGTCAACGAAACGGTACAAATTTAGGTTCTATGCGTTACAATACTTCAACTAATCAAGTCGAAGTGTATCAAGGGTCAGTAGGCAATAGTACTGCCAACTGGAGAGCATTGAGTTTTAAAGAAAGCAATATTATTATCCAGCAAAATTTAGGAGCAGGTGACGGCCTAAATACATTGTTTGGCCCATTAAACAGTGCCTACAACACAAATAAGTTATACTATTCTAGCGATATTCCTTCAGGTGGCGGTGCTGCCGCAGGTCAATTTGTGGGACAGAATGCACTAGTAGTTGTAGAAAATGTACTACAACTATCAGGAACAAACTACACTGTAGTCGCAAGCCCATCAGTTGGTGGAGAAACGTATAACCCTACAGTTAGCCAAGCGGCCACAACTGGTGCAACTACACTATATTTTAGCACTAGCCTAATTGGCACTGGCACAAGTAGCAGTGGCACTATTTCGTTTACAGGATTTATTTCAAACGGTTCCGCACCATCGGGCACTGCTGGAACTACTCTAACAGTAACAGCTGGTACAGCTCCAACTACTGGCCAAACACTAAGCAACAACGGCGTAACTGCCGGAACTACTATTGTTGCCGCAAACTCATCAGCGTTCACTGGCTACACTAGTGGTACAACACTAACAGTAACTTCTATCACATCTAGTATTATTACCTTAGGCATGGTCATTACTGGTAGCAATATGACCGCAGGTACTTATATTAGTGCATTAGGCACAGGTGTTGGCGGCGCAGGCAATTACACACTAAGCACAAGTCAATCGGTAGCAAGTGGATCAAGTGGTAGCCCGGTAAACTTAACAGGTACTAGCTATACAGTTAGTACAAGCCAGTCTACAGCTAGCGGAAGTATAACAGGTGCAGGCGTAACAGCTACTATAAATTTTGCCACGCAGACAGGAGCACCATTTGCTATCGGAGATACTATTATAGTATCAGGATTTACACCCATAGCATATAATGGTAAATTTTCAGTTACAGCTAGTTCAACAAGTAGTGTAAGTTATTCTAGTCCAGCAACAGGATCAATGATCACTGCTGGAACCGTTGCTAGCAATACAGCAGTATATCCAGCAGTTAATATTCTTGGAGCGGTAGTTAGTGGATCTGCTAGCATACCTTCAGCTACAACATTAAGTGGTGTACAGATAGTGGGAACAGCAGGACAATTTCAATGCAATAGTACTACACTAGCTGTTAATCAAGCAATTACAATCAGCGGAACAGCTGGCCAAACGTATCCAACAGCAGGCAGTATTAGCGGTTACTCAAATCCTACTACTTATTATATTATTGTTACTAATGGAACCACAACATTCACTTTAGCCCCATACCCTGGAGCTCCGCTATCTGCAGCCATAACAACAGCAGTTGGAACGCCTACAGGATTAACCTACACTGTACCAACTTGTGTGTTAAGTTCAGTAACAGACTCTACTACCGATGCCTTGCTTAGTATTACACTTAGCAAAGCTACTATCACTTCAACTATTGCAGTACTGACAGCACTGACAATTACGGAACCTACGACAACCTACGCAGGTAATTATTTACAATTTACTAGCCCAGTTCCTTACGGCAAGGTAGTTACAGCACTACTAGGGTTTGACTCTTAAGGGGGATTGACATGTCAGTCCAACAAGGCAGAATAGGTGGTCCGCTACTAGCAGATAATCTACTGCGTAACGGTGCAAACCTAGCATTTGAAAACAAGGTTCTATATCTTGATGTAGTTAACAAACGTATCGGTTTTAATAATGCGGCGCCAGTTAACGATCTTTATGTTCCTACAGCAATCGATTCAGTTAACCTAATAGTTGACAATACAACTGATATCGGTAATTGGGTAGTCAGTGGTAGCACTATCCAACATGTGCTTGGAAATCCAATAACAATTAGTCCTAGTCAGAATGTTAATCCTAGTATCAGTACTCCGGGATTAAGTACTGCAAACTTATATCTGTACGGCAATACTTTTAGTAATACCGTTACTAACAATAGTATTAATTTTACACCAAGCAGTTCGAATGGTCAGGCCTTGACCGCTGTCTCTGTAACCGATGTTACTCCTATAATTGGTCAGACGCTAGCTCTAGTGCAAACTGGAGGTAGTAATGGTAGTGTTAGATTTTCGTCCGGAGGTTCGGGAGTAACTGGTACAGTAGTAGTTGGAGGTAGCGGATATTCTAACGGAACAGCTTATCTTATAGATGCATCAAGTAATGTTTATTCGCTAGTTATAACAACTGGATTCGTGATTGGAAATATTAATCTAGCTAACGATAAAGGTAATGTACAAGTTAATGTTAATGCTAGTCTACATGCTACGGGAAATATAACATTTGATGGTAACATTACACTTGGAACTAGTACAAGTAATCGTATAACATTTGCCGCAGAAGTAAACAGTAATATTGTTCCGGTAGGAGTAGTTAATCAATCAGTACAAAATATAATAAGTCAAAACAGTCCTCTGTTTATAGGAATAGATGACGAATCTCTATTGTTCGTTGGAACATCATACGAGTATGATCTAGGTAGTAATAGTCTACAATGGAATAATCTTTATTCAACTACGCTAACCGCAGAAAATACCACAGCAGGCCCTATTAGTGCAACAACCTCTAAATTTGGAAACATTAACTTTACAGGTAACAATATATCTGACACAGTTAATGACATTAACTTTTCCACCACAGGAACCGGTCAAGTTAAATTTAATGGCACTAGCTTTTTTAGCACTGCTAATGCTATCACGTTCCCAAGCTCGGTGGTGACCATAAACAGTACCGGTCAAGGTTACTTTAAGTTTGCAGGTACAGGCGGACTAGCAATTCCCGTTGGTACTAATCTTAACAGACCAGCTAGTCCAGTAGAAGGTACTGTTAGATACGACACCGCATTAGCCTATGTAGAAGTTTATAGTGCTAGTCAAGGATGGATCCCAGCCTACGGTCAAAATGCCAATGCTACTGTACAAAACGTAGAAGACTCTGCGACCTTGTATAGCATCGTCTTTGGCTACTAAAATCCAAATCAGCTAAATACTAATACTGTAGTGCTTGACCAAGCATTACGATATCCGACTGTGGTAAACCCGCAAAGAGCCCTTAAAACAAGGGATGAAAAGGTGGTTATCCGTGAAACACGGGGGTACAAGGAGAGCACATGGCTGTCGGTCGAATTTCCGGTCCGCTCTTAAAGGATAATTTGCTCCGTAATGGGCAAAACTTAGCCTTCGAGACGAACCTTCTCTATTTAGATGTTGTTAATAGCCGTGTAGGTATCAACACAGCTACTCCTACGAACGATTTAAGCGTCAACGGAACTACCCGAACTACAAATTTATACACTAGTGGATCAGCTACACTAGGACTGCTGACCTTTTCAGGCAGCACAATCAGCAGTAATAATTCAACAATTACATTTACACCTAGTGGATCAAATGCTACGATCTATCAAGGTACGGCTCTTGTAGGCAATCTAAGCCTAACTGGAAATACTCTAGCATCTACAAATACCAATGGCGCAATCAATATTGTTGCTAACGGTACCGGTGCAATTAATCTAAATTCAAATGTACTAGTAACTGGTAATTTACACGCTACTGGAACAATTACTGCCGACGGAAATATCCAGCTTGGAGATTTGCCAACTGATACTATTACATTTGCTGGCGAAGTTAACAGTAATATTTTACCAGCAACGACTAACACATATACATTAGGATCTAGTCTTTTACAGTGGAAAAATTTATACACACAAAACGTCACTACAACTAACGTTAACACTACCACTGCTAATGTAACTAGTTTTGCAACTACAGGAACTCCTAGTTTAACAATTAGTGGAAATACGGTTAGTGCTAATTCTAGTAATGTAGATATTAATTTCAATACAACAGGTACTAGCGGTGTAGTACTAGGCAATTTAAAATTTACTTCAAACACCTTAACTAATACTAGCAACAACGCAGTAACGCAGATGGTTAGTACAGGTGGGGGATATTTTCAGTTTGGCGGAACCTATGGACTAGTAATACCATCGGGTGTTACTGCACAACGCCCTGCATTTATTAATACCACAACAGGTATGATGCGTTTTAGTACAGAAAATCAATACGTTGAAGTTTATAACGGCACAGGTTGGACTAGTGTTGCAGGTCTTAGCAGTGGTGTTACAGCTAGCCAAGCTAGCGACATAGCGTTAGGTGTTGTAATAAGTTTAGGATAAACAATGACCACAGTATTTAAAAATTCAATTCAAAATAATATAAGTCCCCCACTATCTGTAACCACAGTAACAGCTAGTAGCCCCAGTGCAAACTATGTTACTTTAGGATTTGCCGCCCAAGCAATTACACCATTTCCAATAGGATCATATATCTATGTTTCCGGTATAAGTGTGTCTGGGTACAACGGTTATCAAACCGTAACAGGAGCAACTCTTAGTTCGGTAACTTATGCAAATACGACCACTGGTGCGGCAACAGGTGGTACTATCACTACAGTGTTATGGCAATCAAATGCCGGTGCTAAAACCACAGTTATCGGGATAAGTCTTACAAATACCACTGCAAATATTATTACAGGGTCAGTTCAACTTCAAGACACAGTGGCATCGACTACAGCCTACTATGCAAATAACATAGTTATACCTGGTTATCAAAGTTTAAGACTAGTATCTCAAGGAGAAAAACTTATCCTTGGGCCCAGTACAAATATGTTGATTACAACAAATACAGCCGGCAGTCTTGATGCTATAGCAAGTTACGTTGAAATTAGTTAAAGGATAAAAGTATGTCATACTATGTTGGTGGTGATCTAAACTCAAGCGATTTATTAGGCGAAGGCAATCCCAGATATTTCTATGGATTACAACGTCTAGATGACGGTACACTTTATTTTTATAAAGTAGATCAAATAACATCTACAGCATCGATCCCGCTTAACGTGCCAGGATCAAGTGCTAACAACTTTGAAAACTTTGAATATGGAGTTGACTATTTTGACGGACGTAGTGCTACAACGCACACACGACCATATCCAAACTTAATTTTTGATCAGTATCGTTGGGACAGCAAAAACTGTTATTATTACATTGACAGTCAAGGTAACCTAGTAGTTCGAATAAATCAAACATACACGTATACTCAATTGCAAACAGTGTCGGCAATCTAATAGGAAAAGAATAACATGGCAGCAGAATTTAAAATTGGCAGATTACGATTTACATGGCAAGGTCCGTGGACTCCTAATACTACCTATATCAAAGATGCGATAGTAAGCTATCAAGGTAAAACCTATGTTTGTTTAATCGCTAACACTAGTAACTCAACAAACTTTTATAATGACCTGTACTATGTAACACAGTCTGGTGCAAGTACACCATTGTGGAATTTAATTATAGATGGTAAAACATTTACAGGCCAATGGGTTAGCGGTACAGCCTATGCTCTTGGAAATATTGCAATCTTTGGTGGCCAGATTTATTATGCTAACACAAATCACACTGCTACAACCTTTGCTAGCCAAACATCCTATTGGACCTTGTACACTCAGTTTCCTAATTGGCACGTTTCTTGGACTATTAATACAGTTTACGGCATAGGTGATGTAGTCAAGTATGGCGGCATTGTTTATTCTTGTATTGCCAATCACACCAGCGCCGCAACTACCGCACTAGGATTAGAAGCTGATCAAGCAAGTTGGAAAATATTTTACAGCGGAGTAGAATATAAAGGTACATGGGCTAGTGGAACAAGATATAAAGTTAACGATCTTGCAAAACTAGGTGCCAACATTTATAAATGTGCAACTTCTAATGCAGATAATACATTTACATTGGCCAACTGGAGTCTATGGTTGCCTGGTCTAGAGTATGCACCAACTAATCCGTGGAGCAATGGTGCAAACTATCAAGTAGGTGATGTAGTTGAGTACGGCGGTTACACATATATTGGAAAAACAACTAACAACTCCGGCAATATTCCAAGTACTAGTGGTAGCAATTGGTCTTTGTTTACTCAAGGATTCTCATTCTCTGGAGAATGGAACAGTAATAGTAGTTACATAGTTGGAACCATAGTTCGCCGTCATGGAAGACTATATTCTGCCAACACAAATAATTCTAATCAAGACCCATCGGCATTTAGTATTGCAACTACCTATGTTGCTGCCGGAAGTTCTGGAACATTGCTAAACGTTGAATCTGGGATTGGTATCGCTCCGGGTATGTATGTAATAGGCAACGGGTTTACACAAGGACAAACTGTAGTTAGTGTAAGTGTTAACGCAATTACTCTAAGTGCCGGACCAGATTCAACAGCTACACTAACTGCTTCTCAGGCATTAAACTTTGTCGGTATCAACTATGCCTACTGGAATTTATTAATTCCAGGTACACAGTGGACTAAGACATGGGTACTCAACACTTTCTACACGGTAGGCGATATTGCCGTTTGGCAAAATACAACCTATGTATGTGTTCAAAGCCATACAGCAAGTCTTACTTCGGGAATCGGTCAAGCTATCAACAGACCAGACCTTGATACTACAAATGCCTATTGGGTGATTTATGTAACTCATGCTAGAAAAAACGCCATGAACACCCAAGGCGATTTAGAATACTATACTAGTGCCTCATCGGGATATACAGCATTACCAATTGGCACAAACTCATATTCGCTAAGAAGCACTAGTTCTACACCAACATGGACAAATATCAATACTGTAACAAACGTATACTACGTGTGCGCTACTACAGGACAAAATGCCGCAGGCTACGGATCTACATGGGACAAGCCATTTAAGAGCATAGCCTATGCATGTAATCTAGTAAGTGCAGGAACTCAGTATCCAAACACTGTGGCCTTATTGAATGCTAATAAGTCGTGGATTTTAGCAGAAATGATACAGTGGGCAAGATATCAAATTGCAAATAACATAAGTCCTTATACCTCAAGTTACGTATTAGATTCAACTAAAGCTTCTAGAGATGCTGGATATATTATAGATGCAATAGCATATGACCTAGGGCGTGGCGGTAATAGTCAAACTATCGCGGCAGCATTAAGTTTCTTTGCATTTAACCAAACTAATGTATTTTATAGTAGTGCAGTCGCTGTGGATGTGCCATATTACATTCCTATGTTGAACTACTTGTCTAGTTTGATTACCTATGCTATAACCCAGCAAGCACCAAGTCCGGTAGCAAGTTACCAAATAACTAATAGCATAACTCCGGTTATATATCAAACTACCGGGTTATCCGGAGCAGAACCCTCTGTAACAGCCAATGGATTAGCACCAGCGTTATTAAACTATATTATTACAGCATTATCAACACAAAGTACTTACGCATTGCCAAGTCCAAATACCGGTATTAGCATTACTATTTTTGTTAAAACTGGAACTTTCAGCGAACCGTTGCCGATATCGGTACCAGAAAATACAGCTATTGTCGGCGACGAACTCCGAGGTGCTATTGTACAACCAGCTATTAGCATTAAAACAACAGCTACAGCTAGCAATTCTGTTACCAATACTTTTACAGCAAGTAATATCAGCTTAATGACAGACCAAATGCCGGTGATGTTTGCTAATCCAATAATACAAAATGTCATCGGAACGACCTATGCAGGATTCGGCGGGATAACAACCGGTCAAAAATACTATGTAGTAGGTTCAACAGTTAATAGCTCAACTAATCAGTTTGGTATAACAGGCACGACAGGAACCTACACTTATGTATCGGCAGCTAACATATCTAGTGCAGGATCTACAGCAACATTTTCAGTTAGCGCACTAAGTACCGGATTGTATTCTGTGTCAGCGAGTTACGGTGGTACTGGTTATGTATCTGGAGACAGACTTAGAATCGCTGGCGGTATAGTTGGAGCGCCAACATTTGCGGCCACAGCACTAGTATCCGGACTAACCTACACCATCACGACAGTTGGAACAACTACGTGGACTACTGGCGGCGCAGGCTATAATACCATTGGAACATCATTTGTATATAACGGTGCAACATTAACCGGTACTGGTACAGCAAATTTATCTGTAAATGACGTTAATATTGTAGTTAATACAATATCAGGTGCAGGAACAACTGGGCCAATTTTAGCAATTACTCCTTCGGGATCTACAGTGGTACAACTATCAACCTATGTTGGTGGAAACATGACCGTTTATGCCGGAGATAGTTTAAAAGACATGTTCCGTTTGCGTAATGGAACTGGTCTTCGTAACATGACATTCAACGGACTAGTAGGTACACTAGGACAAATTGACAGTAATCTAATCCAACGTCCTACTGGAGGAAGCTACGCATGTTTAGATCCAGGTACTGGACCTAACGATACAACAGCTTGGATTTTCCGTCGTAGTCCTTATGTACAAAACGTTACTGCTTTTGGCGACGGCTGTACCGCTCTTAAGATCGACGGTACCCTACATAACGGTGGAAATAAATCAATAGTATGTAACGATTTTACTCACATTGTCAACGACGGAATTGGAATATGGTGTACCGGACCAGGAGCGTTAACTGAAGCGGTATCTGTGTTCTCATACTACGGCTATTCAGGTTATATGGCCGAAGCAGGTGGACGTATTCGTGCTACCAACGGTAACTCATCATACGGAATATATGGTGTTATTGCAACCGGTTATGATATAACAGAAAGTCCTGCTACTGGAATTATATTCAATCAGTCGTCTCAAATACAAGCTACAGTTCAAAGTTCATACGGCTCGTCTGCACAGTTATTGAGACTAAGCTATGCAAATGCAGGGTCTGCGTATTACATACCAACTACAAACTTGTTAAATTACAGCAATAACTTTATTGGAGCAAATTGGACATCAGACGGTAATGTTGTTTTCAGTAAAAATACTACATCACTAACAGGTAATACCGAAGCATGGACTTTGCAAGGTCTGACATCGGGTCCTGACGGAAGTTATGTTTATCAAAATATTGCTATTCCTGCTGCCGGTGCAACATACTCGTCTGTTAGTGCAGTTAACGTAAGCGGTACTGGACTAGGTGCAACATTCAATATTACAGTAACTAGTACAGCCTATATAGTTACTACAAGCAGTCCGGGAAGCGGTTATGTTTCCGGCAATCAACTTTTTGTTTCCGGCGGCCAACTAGGTGGTGTTAACAGTGTAAACGATTGCGTTATTACAGTATTTTCATTAAGTGGCGGTAGCGGAATAGGAACAGTGACTGCCACAGGTACTGTACCTGTTAATAGTGCTTTAAATTATACTGTTAGTCTTTATGTTAAACAAGGAACAGCTAGCAGTATTGATGTGTACGGACTATTTACTGGAAGTAATTCTTTAACCAGCGGAATTAACTATAATTTTGTAACAGGTGCAGTGACTTCTAAAAATATTCCAGTATCAGGATCTAGTGCAGGGTTCTTACCAGTGCAGTATGGAGCCATTAATCAAGCTATCGCCAGTACCGGCAATACCGTTGGTTGGTATAGACTATGGATGACGATCAATGACACCACTGGTTTAAACTCAAATTTACAATTTAGAATTTACCCAAGGGGTTACTCTGGTACGGCAGGGCAATATACCTATGTATATGGAGCTCAAGTTGAGCTTTCTACGAGTACATACAAGCCAAATTTCTATCTCGAAGTGGCATCAACTTCAAAATATACAGCGTATGCTAATCTAAACATTACAGGATCGGGAACTGGAGTAGTTACTATTGCTGACGAAGTAAGAAGTGCTAGCGTATTCCAGACCTATGTAACTACAGATTCAACAGGTATAACAGGTGGTGCTGGCTACTTAACAGCTAGTAATAATGCTCAAAGCGGTACCAATCAATACGTACAGTTATCAACATCTGATACAAATACAAATGCAAATTATACTGGAATGCGTGTGTTTATTAATAGCGGAACTGGTGCTGGACAGTACGGTTATATTAGCTATTTTGATAGTCGTACAACTGGAGGCACTCCAAAATTTGCATGGGTGTTGAAAGAATCATTTACTAGTCTGCAGATAATCAGTACAAATCAGGGAACTGGTTTGTTTACACTAAATGCAACTTCTAATACTAGCACCCTTTATCTAAATCAGCCAGTGCAGTTTATCCCAACATACTACACTACTGTGGTAGGATCAACTAATTTATTACAAACTTTTGTAAGATCTGCAAAGGGCGGAACAGACAATTATTTTACTTGCGACAGTACGTTAGGACTTGCAGGTAATATGGCTGTTACATTCAGTGCCCAAGTAGGACAAGCTATATTCAGTAACGTGGTTGCAGGCTATACTTATTATGTTGTTCCTGGAACAATTACAAGCACCACATTCCAAATAAGTGCAAACTACGCCGGAACTGTTTATCAGCTAAACAGTGTTAATAGCGGAACAATGGTAATGAACTTTACTGCAAATAATAATTACCTACAAGCTAACACACTTAATATGGTTGTAAATTATCCGATTCAATTTACAGGAACAGCATTGGGTGGAGTTTCTGATAGTGTAGTTTATTATATCAATGAAATTATTGACGCAAATAATTTTACTATTTCAACAACACTAGTAACGGCTACTGCAACTGCAACTACTGCAGGATCTACTACAGGATTGGCCTATAACTATTGGGGATCAAATCCTCCATTACTAACAGTCAATTCTACAAGTTCTTTAATACCATTGAATCCTATACTCTTTACTAACACAGTATTTGATCAAGTAGTAGATAGTCAAAAATACTATATTGCAAGTATACAAGATTCGACACATATTACTATAGCATCATCATTGCTATCAGTAAATATGACAGCTACTGCTACAGGTACTAATCTTATTACGGTTGCAAGTACAACAGGATTCCAACAAAATCAGCCTATTGTATTCTATGGAACTACGTGGGAAACAAACTTAATTTCAGGAACTATCTACTATATTCTAGCGGTCAACAGCGTAGGAACTAATGGAACATTTACCATAAGTCAAACACCTGGTGCTGGAGCAATACAGATGAATGGCGGCACCGGACTCATGACTGCAAAAACATGCCCGGCTGCGCTTCAGTTTACCGGTGGTCTAACAGGCACTATGACTGGCAGTAGTACTAATACTGTAAAAACCTTGACTCTGAGTAGTTCAGGCGCTATGACTGCTACGTTCTCGACTAGTTTATTTGGAGGATCGAGTGTTACTATTGGACAGACATATTATGTGCAATCGATTCCTAGTACTACTGGAAGCACTTTTGGTGTTTCACTAGCACAAGGCACAATAAGCGGCACATCAACATCGGCTACCCCAATATCATTACAGACTAAAACTGGATCAATGAATGTGGCCGCGGTTGGGTGGGATCATATTAATCCTGGAACGCAGATTGCATCTGTGCTAGATAACTCAAGTACGTATTTTATTGAGCCACTCTTAACTTATCTTGCTCCTGCATTCGGCCAAACAACTTATACAAGTGCTGTAGCATTAGGAGCCGCAAGTTGGACTTCAATGGCCTACGGATTAAACTACTGGATAGCGATGCCAAGCACGGGGCAGACTGCCGCAGGGTCGAGCGACGGGCAAACATGGACTAGTTTAAGTCTACCGTCGAGTCAAACATGGACTGGAATAGCATACGGTAACGGTTACTATGTTGCTGTTGCTAGCGGATATGGAAGTGCTATTGTTAGTAAAGGAGCAGGTCTAGGATGGAGAGTTAACGCACTAACAACTTCAACTACTTGGTCAAATATTGTCTACGGTAATGGCACATTTGTTGCTTTTGCATCTGGAACCAATACAGGAGCATATAGTACTAACTACGGATCAACATGGACTAGCTGTCAAACATTTTCAAATCTAACAATTACCGGATTCACAGTTAGTGGCGGAACAGCTACAGCAACGTTTGCTACACAACCTTTTGCTCCATTTACAACTTCCTCGACAATTACAGTATCAGGATTTAGCCCTTTACAAACCACCGGAACAGTTAATAACGTTAACGGAACATTTACAGTTGCTAGTTGTTCTACAACACAGGTTACATTTGCCTTAACTGGAACATATACATCGAGTATTCTAGGAACAATTAGCGGATTCCGTACAGGCTTACCTACTAGTAGTACCTGGACCAGCATGGCCTATGGTAACGGATTATTTGTGGCAATTGCTTCTGGTAGTGCTGCCGCGGCCTATAGCACAGACGGAAGAACATGGATTGCAAGCACTTTACCTGCTAGTAGCACCTGGACTAGTGTTGCTTACGGTCAACAAACATTTGTTGCAGTTAGTAGCACAACTAGAACACCGGCTTATACACAAGATGGAAAAACTTGGTACAGCAGTAATATCGCTATAACAGCTTCTGTAGTTGTGTATGGGCAAGGAGTATGGACTGCATTAAACAGCGGAACTACTGTGGCTTATACAACTGAAGATTGTCTACAATGGACCTATCAAGCCGTAGCTTCGCAGTTATATAATACGTGTACAGCATTTGGAATAACAGCATCAACTTATATGGGTGTTATACCCGGATTATCTGGTCAAAGTGTTGGTAGTATAATTAGTGCAGGCTGTAGAACTAAAGGTAGGGCATCAGTTACTTCGGGAATCATTACTAGTGTTAGTGAATTTGAGCCAGGCTCGGGATATGTTATGGGAGGAGTAAGTTCAACATTTGCTACTCCAAGTTTAACAGTTACAGATCCAAACGTGACTACTACGGTTACAACACTTCAACGTGTTAGCAACGGTACACTAAGTAGTCCAAGCTTCTATAACAAAGGCGCAGGATATAATAGTAATTCTACAGTAGTACTAGTCACAGGCTCGGGATATGCTGATCAATATCAAATAGGACTAACTGTTATTTTAAATAACCTATCGAGATTGCCTAGCCCTGGTGATAACTTAACCATAGCAGGCATTAGTCAAATATATAAAGTTACTAGTGCCTATGCAGTATTTGGAACCAGTGCACCTAACTACGAAGCCAACGTTGCTGTAAGTCCTGCAATTACAACTGCTAATGCAACTGCAAATGGTACCATAGTGAGCATCCGTACAAAATATAGTCAAGCTCGACTAACAAATCACGACTTCTTGTATATCGGATCGGGAGATTTAATTGCATCGCTGTATCCAGCAACCAGTAATGCTCTAGCATTTCCTAATAATCAAACAGTTGAAGCTAACTATGGTCGTGTGTTCTACACCAGTACTGACCAAGACGGTAACTTCAAAGTTGGTAGTTTATTTGGAGTACAACAAGCAACAGGTATTGTTACATTGAGTGCAAGTCAATTTGGACTAACTGGATTGAATAGTTTGAGTCTAGGCGGTATCAGTGTAGGCGGATCAAGCGTGGTTATTCAACAATTCAGTACAGACAGCACGTTCAGCGCCAACAGTGATGCAGTGGTCCCAACACAAAAAGCTATTAAGACATACTTAACCAGTCGATTGAGCCAAGGTGGCGCAAATACATTTACAGGACAACTAACGGCAGGTACCGTTGTAGTCGGAGGTCCTAACTATATTAAATCTACAATTCCAAACGGCGTCACAGGGTCTAATGTAAAAATGGCACAGAAGGTGTACTTTGGACAAAGCCCAGGTCTCGGAGCAGTTAACGTAGGCGTCGACGGTAATATGGCGGCATTGGACTTTTTTGCTAGAAATGCATTCCGCAGAAACAGCTAAAAACTATAAAAAGCAAATCATATAAATACTATCAGAGGATGATAAAAAATGGCAGAATATAAACTAGGTAGAATTAAACCTGTATATCAAGGATCATGGACCGCAGGCGGATCATATGTAGTTGACGATATTGTTACAGTAGGTGGAAAAACCTATATTTGTGTAATATCTAACACAGCGTCTGGCTCTTTCAATACAGATTTAACTGCAAATCCGTCACTATGGAACATAATTGCAGACGGAAGTACTTGGCGCGGAACATGGCAAAATGCTACTACTTATAATATAGGTGACTTAGCATTGTATGGCGGAGTGCTTTATCAAGCTACAACAGCACACTCTAGTACTAGTGCTACTGCTACAATAACCGCTGCCACAGCTAGTGCTAACGGTAGCACAGCAACAATTGGTTTTGCTCAACAAGTAGTACAACCATACCTAGTTGGAGCAACTATCACAGTTGCCGGATTCTCATCACAAACAGCATTTAATGGATCATTTACTGTAACAGCATGTACAACGACTACAGTAAGTTATACTCTAGCACAGACATTAACTGGTACAACAATGGGTACTGTAACTGGCCCAAGTCAATTAGGGTTAGAAAATAGTCAGTATAATGCTATCAGCGGAGTATCAATTGGTGCTAACGGAACATTTGCAGGCTCAGCAACATTAAACGTAGGTATGGCAGTTGTTGTTAGTGGAACTAGCAGTAACGGAAGCATTACAGGTTATACTAATCCTACAACATATTATATCATTGCAACTAATGGTGTTAACACAGGATTTACTCTAAGTGCTACTCAGGGCGGAGCTCCGGTTGGAACTGTTGCAGGCACCGGTGCTGGACTAACATTCAACATAGCATATTGGGTTCCATATTCAAGCAATATCAATTGGATTGGTGCTTGGACAACTAATACACGCTATAAATTAAACGACTTAGTTAGCTACGGTGGTTACACTTATGTTTGTAATCTAGCACACGTATCAGCTAATACAGCAACCTTAGGACTAGAACAAGACCAAAGTAAGTGGTCAACATTTAATGCTGGAATATTTTATCAAGGAAGTTGGAGTTCATCAAGTGTTCGCTATCGTGTAAACGACGTAGTAACCTATGGTGCAGATCTTTGGATTTGTACAACTGCTCATACATCTAGCACATCATTCGCATCTGCTAACTTTAGTTTGTTTGTTGCAGGTTTTGAATATTTAAACTCATGGAGCGCAAGCACTACTTACGTTCAAGGTGACGTAGTTAGTTATGGTGGTAATACATATATTGCCCTACAAAATCATTCAGGTCAAACTCCAAGTACTGCACTCACATACTGGCAACCATTTACAACCGGTTTAACATTTGCCGGTGCATGGACAACAACTCCAACTGGGATACAAACAGGACAAACTGGTTATAGAATCGGAGATGTTGTAACTGTTGACGGTTATACATATCTAGCAGTTGCTGATAACGCTGTACAAACTGTAACAGCAACAGCAGTAACTAATCCAACAGCTACAATGCCTTCGACTACTATAAGTACTCTTGGTGCGTTAAACATCGGCGGAACTGTAACAGGTACTGTTGCTATTGGCATGTATCTAAGTGGCGGTGGGCTAACAACTAACACATATTACATCACAGGCGGAAGCGGAACAAGTTGGACAACTAACTATACCGGTACAGCTATTGCTAGTACTACTATCACAGGTACACATAATTTAGTTAGTTTACCAAGTATTATAATAACAGCCGCGAGCGCATCAGGCGGAACTGCTACATTAACCTATGCTACACAATCAGCTGTACCGTTTGTTGCAGGACAATACATCACTGTTGCAGGTGTTACACCAGCAGGATTTAACGGAACGTATGTTGTTACAGGTTCACCTACCACAACACAAGTAACTTATGCACTAACTGGTACACTTACTGGATCAGCATTTGGTACAGTTGCTGGAACTACAACTAACTTGGTAACAGGATTACCAATTACTTTTGGATCAGCACTAGGCGGATTATTAACAACTCAACAATACTATGTAAGAGATATCCCAACAGGCGGCACAACATTTAGTGTCAGCACAACATCGGGCGGAGTTCCTGTACTATTAACAGCATCTTCAGCAAATACAACACTGGGTACAACAAATCCAAAACCACCATTTGCAACCTATTGGGGACAACTAAACTCTGGTATTAAGTGGAATCCTAGTTACAATACATATACCGGTCTTAGTGCTACAAACGTAACAGGTACAGGTGTAGGCGCACAATTTACAGTGCTAGCTAGAAATACAACATATACTGTCACAGTAACTAACGGCGGATCTGGATATTCGCAGACTGCAGGCTCTAACACAATTAAGATCCTAGGTACAAGCCTAGGCGGTGTGAGCCCAGCCAACGATCTAACCATGACTATCTCATCAGTTGCTAGCGGTGTAATTCAAACTGGCGGAGTGACTGTAGTTGGTATCAGTGTAACATGGGCGAGCTCAACAACTTATGTTGCAGGCGACACAGTACTATGGGGAGTTAGTACATATATTTGTATACTAGCACACGTAGGCGCTACAGGAAATCGTCCTGATAATGACACAACAGGTACATATTGGAACTTGATGGCATCCGGTACAGAACAAGCTGTTCTTACCACACAAGGTGACATGTTCTATTATGGATCTACTGGTCCGACACGACTACCGATTGGTACAGACGGTCAAATTCTCCGTGTTAACAATAATATTCCAGCATGGCAATATTATGGTCAAATTAATAATTTAGTTTATGTTTCACCTGCCGGCTCAGACGTTACTACTGCTGGACAAGGTACAACTATTGATAAGCCTTGGCAAAGTGTTCGTTATGCTTGCCAACAAGTAGAAGATGGTTACTTAAATCCTAATACTAAATTCTTAATGACTGCTAATAAACAGTTTATGATGAAAGAAGTTAATAACTATATCTATTATCAATATAGTGTTAACGTAACAGGAACTTCAAGCAATACTATAACCGTTGGTGGTTCAAGCACAGTAGCACAGACAACTACAGCTAACCTATATATCGGCATGCCAATTGTATTCACTACAAGTTCTGGTAGTATTGTTGCCGGTACAACATATTATGTTGCCCAAGTGTTAACAGGAACAACGTTTACTATTGCAACAAGCTATGCAAATGCACTTGTACCAACCTTATTTGCAGTAGGCACAGGTAGTGCCAACGTTGGAACATACAGTTATAGTCAAAGTAAAACTGAGCGTGATGCCGGTTTAGTTATCCAAGGTTTAATTTTTGATATTACACACAATGGTACATACCAAACAACTACTAACGTTCAAGCATATTTCACATCAACCGGTGCAACATTTACATCTGGAGTTAGCGCATACGATGTAATTCCTTTTAACTTGAGTTTGAACTATCTTGCAAATACTCTAATTCCAAACGTACTAGCTAATACTACACCAAGTACTAACTATCAGTTAATATTAAATCCAAGTATCGCAACAACAGGTGCAAGTGGTACTAGTACAGTTGCTACAATTACATATACTGGTTCAGCATTTGCTGTAGGTAGCTATATAACAGTAGCTGGAGTTACACCACTAGGATATAACGGTACATGGCAAGTGACCGCAAGTAGTTCAGGAAGTGTAAGCTTCTTGAGTTCAACTACTGGTAGTCAGACAGTTGCTGGTACGGTACAAACAGCCAAGGCTATTCAACAGATTAATTCAAGTTATACTGTTGAAAGCGGAACACAGACAAAAGCACAAACATTAATAGGCTATTTGACCAGCTGTTTATCAGCAGGTACAACTAACAATGTATTGCCTGCTGTTATTAATCCAGCTACTACTATCAGTATTAAAACTGGTACTTACAATGAAATTCTTCCAATAAACGTGCCAGCTTATACTGCACTAGTTGGTGATGAATTACGTTCAACAGTTGTGCAACCGTTTGCGGCTGATCCAGTATTGGCTACAGTTGTACCTAAGGCAGTAGTTGCTCTGAATAGAATTAAAGCATTGATTCCAAACTTGATGAGTAATACAACAATTACTCCAACTACTGGAAACACCGCAACACAAGTTACAAGCCTACCAGCGGCAAGCACAGGTAGTACCCTTGCTATTACTAATTTGCAAACAAGTTTTAATATTGTATTGCAACTAGTGTCTAACGGTCTAGGCGGCGAACCTGTTATTGTAATGCCACAGCCAACAGGTTATAGTGGCGGATCAATAACTAACACAGCGTATGCTACTACTTCGGGTAGCAACCCAACTGGTACTACAACTGGTTATGCAACTGCATTTACACAGATTCGTCAGAACTATAATTTCTTAATTACAGAAACACTTGTATACCTAATTGCTAATCCAGGAACCTCTGGTTTTACAGGACAAGCTGGTCAATATAATTTAGGTGTTAGAGATATTACCTATATACTAGACAGTCTATTATATGACTTAACTTATGGCGGAAATACACAAAGTTTAATTGCAGGTGCGGCATATTATTCACTAAACATTTTACAAATTACCAGTGCGCAATCGGCGGCTTATCAAGCGGCATTGACTCGTTTAAGAGCGGCCATTGTTACAGTTGCACGAGGAACAGCTTTTAGTGCAACATCGGGTAATAACGTTGTACAAGTCACAGTAGGTGGTGATGGTGGCGTAGCAGCCGCTAACTTTGCAGGCGATCGTGTACAAAACGTTATAAACTGGATTGCAAACGGCACTGCTGATGCTACAGTTGCTCCTTATATCGGAGCACAAAGCATTGCACTACAAACTGCCTACAACGCAGTATCAGCTTTAAACAGCAACATTGCTAGCGATGCACAGTATTGGGTTTATAAGTATTATCAAGGTGTAACTTATAGTAATCCAACATTAATCAATCGTGATGCCGGCCTAATTGCGACTTATACTGCATATGACATGGTGTTTGGTAGTAACTTTAATGCTATTCAAATTGGTCGTGCATTTAATCGTGCTAATACAAGTGCTACAAACTTACGAAGTGCAACTAGCGGACAACTAGCACCTACGCTCGGTGCAATCAACTTCATGTACTACAAGATGAAACAGATTGCAGCCAGTGGAGCAGTAGCACAGATTCAAACTACTATTGATGATATTACAGCCTATATGCAAGGCGGCCCAGCGGCTCCTGCACAAATTATATGGCCACAGCCTGCACTAGCAACAATAGCTACTAGTACTGGAGCATCCGGCGGCGCAACATACACTAGCGTATCTGGAACTACATTATCCGGCGGCGGATCAAGTGCTGTGTTTACTATTGTACGAGCATACAACGGTAATGGATATTATAATTATACCATCACTCCAACTACCCCTGGATCAAGTTATACAGTTGGTAGTTTAATTAAAATTCTTGGAACAAGTATCGGCGGCTACACTCCAGTTAATGATATTATTATCAGAGTAACACAGGTAAACTCTGGTGCTATCCAATATGCTACATATTCTGACACATCATCTGCGGCCGGAATGTTAGAAGCTAACCGCGCATTCTTAATTGCTGAAGCAGTTGCATATTTTACCACCAACTACAGTTCATTAGTATCTAATCCTAACTACAGTCTTGCTAAAACACAGCGCGATATGGGTTACATCTTAGATGGTATACACTATGATTTAGTCTACGGCGGAAACTGGGCAAGTTCTAATGCTGGTATGGCTTATTATTCAGCACTGTATGGCACACAAATATCAGCAGGATTTGGAGCGGCATTTGCGGCAACTATCAACTGGGTAAGCACACTAGCTCAGCAAGTAGTAGTCAATACCACTGTAGGAAGCCCTGTCCAAGCAACAGTAACTCAAACACTACAAGTAGGTGCCGGCTTAATTGGTGCTAGCACTCATGCGGCCACATTAGCTCAGTTGTTTGTAACCGTAACTGCTATTGTAACTAACGGATTAACAACTGGTGTTCCAACAGCAACGATCGTAACTATTAGCGGTACTAATACATTCACTACTGGCACAACTGCAAATACAATTACTAATACTAACGGTACAGCAGTAACAATAACAGCGGCAAGTTATATCCAAGGTACTCCAATCGCAACTGGTGCCTCTGTAACAACAACTAGCGGATTAGCAATTAATACAACTTATTATGTTGCGGCTACAATTACTAACTCTACAACAGTTACACTAGCAACTACACTAGCTAACGCCTTGGCTGGAACAGCAATTACGTTCACTGGTGGATCAACAGCAATCAGCAACGGTGCAGTAACAGTTGGGTCAGCTAATCACGGACTAAGTGCTGGCGATATGATTATCCCGCAGTCAACTAGTAACGGATTGACTTCGACTATTATCGGTAGCACAGTTACTCCTTATTATGTCATCAGCACAGGTTTAACAACTACACAGTTCCAATTGTCAAATAGTTATAACGGTACAGCGATCAGTACATTTACTAACGGTACAGGTTTATCTCTAGCTATTCAGACTATTAACATGCCGCAGTTGAATACTGCAAATGCAACTACATTATCTGCATGGACTGCGGTAAGTGCGAGTGTACCAACATACCAGTCTGGTTCAACAGCATCATTTACTGCTACAATTAACGGTACAACCACACTAAACGTTACCGCAGTAGCATCTGGTACTATTGCTTTAGGTATGAGTATAACTGGAACAGGCTTAGGTGGTGGAGCAACTATTACAGCATTTGGCACAGGCCTAGGCGGAACCGGCACATATATTATGAGTGTTGCGGCAACTAGCGGTACTGTTGCTATTCCAGTAACTGGAGTAACCGTGGCTGCGGTTAGCCAAGCTAGTGTTGTTGGTTACATTAATACCAACTATACTGCATTCCAATATCTATCAGCTTACACACAACGTGATGTATTCAACGTTACACTAGCTATGTTCTTAGACACACTACTAGGTAGCAACTTTGCTACAGTCCAAGCTGGCCGAGCCTACAATAGAACGCAAGACTATAAAGTACAAGGATATGAATTAACTGTAACAGTGGCGGCCTTAAACTACTTACAGACACTAGTAGCAACTACCCTATCAAGTTCGACATATACTTCACAACTAACTACAGCTACTAACAATATTAATACAATTATTAGTTACGTTGGCTCAAGTCAATATGTTCAACCACAGGTGAATGGAACTGTAACCTACAATAATAGTGCAGATATTATCAAAGGTGCTGAAATATTACGTGCTAATATTCCATTCTTGCAAGCTGAAGTATCAGCTTACTATACTTCTCTGTACTCTTATGCTATAACTTCGACAACAACTAGTACGAACGTAATTACAACAGGTTCAGCACATAGTTTTGTTGTTAATGATCCTATACAATTTACACCAACTACTGCATCAACAACTGCTACAGCATCTAATGCAAACAGTGAAATTACTCTTAATAGCCTAACAGGAATTATTGTTGGAGGAAGTGTAGCATTTAGTACTAGCTTTGGTAATGTTATCGCAGGTACTACGTACTATGTGTTAACAGCTACCGGCGGCAAAATAACAGTTTCGTCAGCAAGTCCAGGCGGAGCATTATTTGTAACTGGTGTTGTAGCTAGCACTTCTAGCGCAGTAACATATACTGGTTTTGTATCTGGTAATCTAAGTGCTAATACAGTGTACTATATTGCAAGTGTACCGAGTACAACTACATTTACTGTAACCACTATTGAAGGATTCACCAACGTTAATACAGGTACTACAGGAACAGTAGTTAGTTTGCAGACAGTATCAACTCCAGCATTTAACGTAGTTTACTATGCTCCAACTGTACTAACACAAACTGATATTAACTACTATCTAAACGGTATTGTCTATGACCTACAATATACAGGTAACTACAGAAGTTTACGTTATGCACAGGTACTGTTAAATTCCGTTAACGGTTCTGCTCAAAGCAATTTCTTCTTAGTAAGAAATGCTAGTGGTATTCGTAATATGACCATGACAGGTCTAACAGGATATTTAAGCACTGCTAGCGTGGCATTTGGAACAAAACGTCCAACAGCTGGCGCCTACTCAAGTTTAGATCCAGGATTTGGACCAAACGACAGCAATGCTTGGATTTATTCACGTAGTTGCTATGTACAAAACTGTACAATGTTTGGATATGCAGTATATGGTGCTAAAGTTGATGGTGCATTGCACTCTGGCGGTTACCATTCTATGGTTGCTAACGATTATACTTGTATTATTGGTGATGGTATTGGTTGGATGACAACTGGTGCAGGTTCGTTATCAGAACTTGTTTCGGTGTTCAACTACTATAGCTATGCAGGTTATATGGCAGAGTTAGGCGGACGTATCCGTGCTACTAACGGTAACTCATCATACGGTGTATACGGAGTAGTTGCTGAAGGAGTTGACACTACAGAAGTTCCATTGTATGCAACTTTAAATAATCGTGCAAACCCAGCAACAATTACCAACGTTGTAACTGATGCTCAAGCACAGGTATATAGATTTGAATACGGAAATGCCGGTACGAACTACACAAGTAGTGTGCCAAGCATCAGCGGTTCTGGTTATAACTCGGCAGTATTCCAAGACGAATTTAGAAATGCGTCTATGTTTGAAACACGCCTAATTGACAAAGCTGACGGTAATGGTACTGGCGGCAGCAGTTATGTGACAGCTACTAACGTATCACAAGGTGGTACTACCGGTTTAATTACCATCGCGGCAACTGACACTGCATTAACTAATGCCTACAACGGTGATCGCATCCAGCTCACAGCAGGTACAGGTGTTGGACAATATGCTAACATCTTAACTTATACTAACAGCAGTAAAGTTGCACAGATCATCAAAGACTCATTTACACCAATTAGTGTAACAGCGTCAACCGCTACTACAGGTGTTAACACAACATCTGGTGTAATTACCACCAACTCATATTGGGGTACAGTATTGGCACCATGCGGCACGGTAACGGGTACTTTTGCTCCAGGTATGGTATTAACCAGTGCTGGTACAATCACAGCCGGTACTTATATTACTAGTGCGGCAAACTCGGCAACATTAACTACAACAAGTATTACAAGCTCGGGCGGAAGTTTAGCAGGTACAGTTAGCCTAATCAGTGGTGCAGGCACAGCAGTAGCACCATGGGCCGCAACAATTACATTGAGCTCAGGAACAACTGCCGCACTAGTTGTTGGCGCTCAATTTGTTGCAACAGCAGGCGGTGGTACAATATATGGCGGATCACCAACTAGCGTAACAGTCACAGCTATTACTAGTTCAACCGTGTTTACCTATGCAGTAGTCGGCGGCACAACACCGACAGCAGGTACAGTAACCGCAATTACTCAAGCAGTATTAGCCGCAAGTGCCGCAAGCAACTTGTTACCAGGCATGGCATTAGCCACAGTTTCTACCCCAGCTTATGTTGCAGGACAAATTTCAGCAACTGGTACAATCGTTGCAACTGCTACATTTACTGGTACAAGCGGTACAAATACAATTACCCTAAGTACATTTACTGTTGGTAGCATTGCAACAGTTCTAGTAGGACAATTTATTGGCCCAATTAGTGGTATTCCAGCTAACACCTTTGTTACAGCAGTTAATCCTGTTACTAACATAATAACTATTAGTACTACATTATACGGCGCAGTTAGCGGTTCGGCAAGTACCTACACAGCAGGTGGTGCAGGAACATACGCACTAACTGCCGCAAGTTTTGCTACTATTACCGGTACTCCAACAACAGCTACTAGCTGGCCATTAAGTACAAGTCAAAGTCAGTATTCAGCTACTGTTACAGGTACACTGTATTCATTGACTGTGGCAAGCACAGCTAATATCTACAACGGTATGCCAATATACCTTGGAACGGCAGTTGCAACATTAAGTGCAACAACATTGTACTATGCACAAGCTGTGACCAGTACTGGTTTCAGTGTTACAACTAATGCAGGTTATCCTGGTGCAGGTACTATTGCTACAGTTACAACAACTACTACAGCAACCGTAACAGTAACAGCTACAAGCATTGTTAATAACTTAATCACAGCCGCAAATACTCTAACTGCTGGACAGACATTGACATTTGGTACAGCGTTTACTGGAGTTGATACAGGAACTACATACTGGGTTAATGCAACTAACTTAACAACTAGTTCGTTCGCCATAAGTACAAGCCCTTTCAGTGGTACGACTGTAACTATTACCAGTACTAATCCTTCGGTTAGTTCGACTGGTACTATCGGTACAGCAGTATATGCCGCAGGTTGGGATCATGTGTTGCCTGGATTTGTAAGTGCAACATTTGGAACACCTTCAACAACTATATCATATACAAATGCACTAGATTTAACCAGTGCATATATCATTGAACCACGTGTTAGTTACAGTGCTCCGGCTTATCTTCCAACGGCCAGAACAATTACCAGCGGTAGTTATTCAAGTCTAACCTACGGCGCAGGCTACTTTGTTGCATTAAACACTAGTGGAACAGCAGTACAATATTCAACTAATGGAACAACTTGGAGTGCAGGCGGAGCATTACCAACAAGCACTACTTGGAGTAACGTAGTATACGGTGGTGGCCAAGGTGCTAGAGCAACAGCAGTTGTTGGCGGATTTGGCGGAGCAGGCGCCGTACTAACAGCAGTTATAGGTACAGGAACAACTGCTACACAAATTGTTAGCGTTACAATCGTTAACGGTGGATATAATTATACAACACCACCAAACATTGTGTTCGTAAGTAGTAACGGCCCTGGTACTGGTGCAACTGCAACATGTACTGTGTTAAACGGTGCAATTACATCAGTCACAATGACCATTAACGGATCAGGATATACTGCGGCTCCTATAGTTACAGCCAATACCGGTATAGTTAGTAGTATAACTATGAACACATGGGGTAAAAACTATTATAGTACTCCAACGGTTACTGTTGCACAGCCACAGGGATTAACACCAACAGTGTATCCTGTTAGTTCATCGGTAACACAAAATACCTACTACCAAACAACTGCTGGTAGAATTTATCAGTGCGTAACTGCTGGTACAACTAGCAGTACTACACCGACATTTGACTATACAACAGCTACAGGCTACACTAACATTCAAAACGGTACTGCATATTTTACCTATATTGCAACTCAGGCAAGCGGAACAGCCGCTTATAGCAATGGTTCGATAACATCTATAGCACTAACCAATGCAGGTTATGGATACAATGCAGTTCCAGCAGTGACGATTGTAGACGGATCGGCAGCGTTTGTAGCTATTAGTTATTCAACTACTAGCCAAACTTATATTGCTACAAGTACTGCGGCAGGTATTCCAGCAACTGGTTGGAGCGCAATTGGTACAGGATCTAATGCTTACATAGCGATATCAAATATCTACGGTATAACCTATGGTAATAATATCTATGTAGCAGTTGGCGGAGCTAACGGGACAGCAACAGCATTGTCTACAAGTTCTCCACAATCTTATACTAACTGGGTTACAAGAACATTAACTGCTATTAGTGCAGGTTACTATTCGTCTGTAGCATTTGGTGCAGGCGGTAATAGTTCAGGTACATTTATTGCTATCAACTATGGTGGTAATATAACCAGTATTTCTAACAACGGTTCAACATGGACTGCTGGCGGAACATTACCAAGCACACAACCTTGGACCAGCATTGCCTACGGTAACAACAGATTTGTTGCTCTAGCAAAAACTGGAGCAGTGGCCTACACAGTTAACTACGGTACTAACTGGTATGCAAGTCCAGTGTCTAATGGTTCTTTCCCTAGCACGTTAAGTCCAAGCTATGTATGGACACAGATAAGTTATGCAGAAGGTGTGTTTGTCGCTATCAGCCAGACTAACGTAAGTGCTACAAGCCCAGACGGTATTACTTGGACCTTACGTACAATGCCAAGCTCAACGAACTGGAGTGCAATAGCATTTGGTAATCCAAATAATATTTCAAGCACAGTAATAGGAAGCCAGCCAATATGGGCGGCCGTGAGTAGTACAACAGGCACTGCGGCAGCAAGTATACGTACTGGAGCAACTCCACTAGGACGTATGAAGGTAGCTAGCGGTGCTATTACAGAGATACGACTAATCGAACCAGGCGGCGGCTTTGCCAAAGGTAACGTTTCAGCTACGACTGTAAGTACTAACTTGATCACTGTAGATGACACTACTGGATTGAGCACAAGTATCGCTAATAATCAACCGATTGAATTTAGTGTTGCTAGTGGCGGCCTAACAACTAATACAACATACTATGTAATTGGATCGACTGTTACCAGTACTCAGTTTAGCGTAACTGCAACTGCTGGTAGCACAACAGCAGTAACACTTACAACGACTGCTCCGACTGGTATGATTTATACTGCCGGTCCTATAGTAACACAATTTGATCCTAACAAGGTTAACACAGCAGGCACTCGTGTGCGTATGAGCGACGGAGTATTGGCTAATCCAAGTTTCACTAATCGAGGATTAAACAACGCTACCGCTACAGCAGTAACAGCAGGCGATGGATATGCTGATCTATATCAGAATTCAAGTTACATAAACGTAAGTGGAGTCTACTCAATCCCAACTGCAGGTGCTAACGTACAGTTTGCCGCAATCACTGGCACTAGCCAATGGTATAAGCTGGTAACAGTTTCGAACATATTAGGTATTGCTGGTAATTATTCAGCAACGTTCCAGATTAATCCAGCATTAAGTACACTACTAGCACCAGCTAACGGTAACTTAATCACTACTCGACTAAAATACAGTCAAGTTCGACTAACTGGACATGACTTCTTGTACATCGGTACTGGTAATCAAACACAAACAAACTACCCTAATGTGATTCCTGGTAATGCTATACAGGCTAATCAGAGCTATGCTACAGGCGGCGGACGTGTGTTCTTTACAAGTACTGACCAAGACGGTAACTTTAACGTTGGTAACTTGTTCGGAGTTCAACAGTCAACTGGTACTGCTACATTGAACGCTAGTGCGTTTGCCCTAAGCGGATTGCAGAGTTTGACATTAGGTAACTTGTCAGTTGGTGTTGGATCAGCGACTATTACTAGTTTCTCAACAGATCCCTACTTTACAGCTAATAGTGATAGTGTTGTACCAACACAGAAAGCTATTAAATCTTACATTACAGCCCAAATTGGTGGCGGATCAAGCTCGTTGAACGTAAATACTATCACATCAGGACAGATTTACATCGCCGGCAATACGATAAGTAATACAACAGGTAATCAAATCTTGGTAACAAGTAAGATGACATTTACCGGCGGAATTGACGGGGCACCAGTTGCTCTTGTGTTCTTCGGTCAGAGATAACATAAATTTTGGAGAAATAATATGGCAGCAGGATCAGGTATAAAATTTACACAAGCCTTAACAGCAGGTAATATTGCAACGCTTAACCCAGTTTACTACACAGTACCAACTGGCTATTATGGTGTATACAATATTTCTTTTACTAACACATCGTCAGCCGCTCAGACAATTAGATTGTATATTGGTGCAAGTACAAGTGGTAGTCCGGTCGCTAGCGAAATATTTGAATATCAAACTACTATCGTTGCTAACGGTGTATTTGAGCGTACAGGTATTGTAGCGGCAGCTGGATCAAACTTTATTGTAGGTAGTTCAGGCGGTTCAGGCGGTGCTGGTACATCAACTGGCGCAGTAAACTTAAACATCTACGGTATTGAAACTTCAACATCATAATAAGAGATTAACATGGCAAGATATAATACAGTTATAGCAACTAGTTCGACGGCCACTGGGGTTGCAACTACTCCTCAGAACGGTCAATTTACAACAATTACAGGATCAGCAGGCACTGTTACACTAGCCGCTCCTAGTACATGTACAGGACAAACACAAGGTTTTTGGAATACTACCGGCGGAGCCGCAGTACTATCAACACCTAGTGGCGCAATTAACTTCCTTACAAATACTGGTAGTGCTAACTATACAATGGCCAATAATAGTGTAATATTTTTAACTAGCGATGGAACTAATTATGTTGTAACTGGTACAGTTGGTGCGCAGATGGTTAACGTAAACGTAAGTGGTACATATACTGCTTCCGCTCAACAGTTTTTATGGGTTAACACATCGAGTGCGGCCTTTACAATAACACTGCCGGCGGCACCGAGTCAAGGTGATACTATCCGTATAGTAGATATTACAAACACATTTAACACTAACAACTTGACCATTGCCCCAAACAGTCTTCCTATCATGGGAAGTGTGGCCAATATGACAGTAGCAACCCAAGGTGCGGCATTTGATATGATTTATTATGATGCAACACGCGGTTGGAGACTATTTACAATTTAAGGTTAAACGATGGCAACATATTCTAGTTTTAAACAGATACCTGCAGACGGCCTTGTTGCTAATACTATTGTAACCGGTAACATAGCGGCCAATACAGTTACTGCCGCTAACATTGCCACTAATGCTGTTCCGGCTAGTGCAATTAGCGGTACTGCTACAAGTGCTACTCTAGCTACTACTATTAATTTAAGTGGTAAAACTGTTACTTACAGAGCAATTACCGGTTCAGATTTTTCCGGCAGTGCGGCAATTGCCGGTGCAACACTAGCTTCGGGAGCCGCTACAAGTAATATCGGATTTACTCCGATCAATCAAAGCGGTGACACATTATCAGGCGTACTAACAGTACCATCGGGATCAGCAAGTAGTCCGAGTATACAATATTCGGGAAGCTCTAATACTGGTATCAATATCACTACTAATAACGTAGCCATTGTAGCTGGTGGTTCAACAGCAGTTAACTTTGACTCTAACGGATACATTACTAGACCAAATCATCCAATATTTGCCGCTGTTGGCACAGCTGGATGGCTGTATGCTCCTAGCTATGGCGGTACTGGAGAATACGAATCTGGATCAATCGAAGGTTGGAGCACTAGCCATCAATATGGTGGCTCAAACTTTAGTGGAGCACCGGGTCGATTTACAGCACCGGTATCCGGATACTATATGTTTCATACATGGTGGTATATTTTAAATGACGCCAATACTCCGCCAAACTATGTACACTGGTTTGTACGTAGAAATAATAGTCGTAGCTGGACTGCAGGTGGTCGAAGCCCGTATATCATGAGTATGCATCAAAATCAACATAGCTATGATGATGGCTATCCACACTCGTCACTAATAGATATGAGTGCTGGAGATTTTGTTAGTCTAGGAATGGTGTGGCACGGTAACAGTAGTAGACAACACTCTAGTCATCATCTATTCAGTGGATATTTAATAGGATAACACATGGCAACGTATTCAAGCTTCAAAAAAATAGACACTCAAGGGATAATTTCCGCAAACGTTACTAAGGACGATATAGCTCCGGGCGGAATTCCTAGCTCAGCTTTTTCTAGCAATAGTGTTAGAACATCGGACATTGCGGCAGCAAGTATCGGTACAAATCAACTTGCAAACACTCTAGACTTTAGTGGCAAGACTATGACTTATCGTCCGTTTGTTAATGCGGATTTTGCCGCTGGATCTATTAGCGGAACACAACTTGCTAGCGGTGCTATCACTACTAACATTGGATATACTACTTTAAATAAAGCAGGCGACTCAACTACTGGGCCATTGATACTACCTGCAGGATCAGTTGGGGCACCGTCAATTGCCGCCAGTAACAATACTAATACAGGAATTTATTTTCCAGCGTCGAGTCAGATCAATATCGCAACTGCTGGAAGTCTAGCTAGTAACTTTGTAAACAACGGAAGTAGCACCATTAGCCAGGTTCAACCTAGTATTCCAGCGTTTCATGCAACTGGCAACGGTGGTTGGTTTTATGGCAACTCATTTGGCGGATGCAGTCGCTGGGGAGAATTGATCAACGGATTTCCTGGAGGTTGGCAAGTTGGCGCACAAAAAGGCGGAAGCAATATAGGAACTCCTGGAAGATTTACGGCGCCAGTCGCCGGATGGTATAATTTTTATGCCCAAGAGTATATGTATAGCGACACTAATAATAGTAACAGCTATATCCACTGGAACATCGGGTACAATGGTAGCCCGTCAACTGATAGAAATACTGGTCGTACACCGCATACAATTTATGGACATGGAAATAGTGGAAACTACGTTCCGGGCATTGTAACAACTTTAGAAATTTATCTAAATGCTACCGATTATACGATCCCCCAACCATACTGGGGCGGTGGCTGTACTGGGCGTATACACGGTGACCATGCACTATGGTGTGGATACTTAATAGGATAATCTAAATGGCAGCTTACTCAAGTTTTAAAAGAATTGCAACCGACTCGTTTGTTGCTAATACATTAAATAGTACAGACTTTGCCGCAGGCGCAATAACGCTTGGTAACCTTGCTCCCGGCGCTGTTAATGCAACGACACTGGCTACAAATGCTATCGGAACAGCACAGCTAGCAAGCACTCTTGATCTCAGCAACGGCGGTGCAAACACTGTAACTTATCGTACAGTTGCTAATTCTGATATTAGTTCAAGTGCTAATATTCCAGCAGGCGCACTAGCTAGTGGTGCCGCAACAACAAACTTAGGTTTCACTCCATTAAATAAATCCGGTAGCAGTATGACTGGCGCACTGCAAATTACGCAAGGTAGTGCCGGTGCACCTCCAGTTGCACTAACAGGTAATACGAATACCGGTATATTTTTTGCTAACGATAACACTGTACGTATTACCACTGCTGGCACAGAACGTGCAAGGTTTGATCCAAGCGGTAGATTTCTAAGAGGAACTAGTCAAACGGCTGGAACTCCTATGTTCCAGGGACACGGCACGGGTGGTTGGTTATATAACAATAATATTGGATCAGGTACTAGCTGGCAGGAAATAAACTCAAACTTTGGCTGGACTGGTTACCAGCGTAATGGCAGTGGATTTAGCTACAATAACGGGCGTTATACAGCACCTGTGGCTGGACACTACCATTTCCAATGGCTAACTTATGCCCATAATGACAACAGCTGGAATAATACTAACGGCTACATTCATATGGCTCTTGGGAAAAACGGCAACGTTAGTCCGTGGAGTGGTCGTTGTCCGCACGGCATTTGGATGCACGGTAACGGTAGTCCGCATCCTAGCGGAATCAGTTGGAGGGTGGATCTATATCTAAGTGCCGGTGATTACGCTAGTGTGTTCCCGAACTGGACCAATAATAACAGTAGATTCCATGCAAGTCATTCATTCTTTAATGGGTATTTGATCGGATAAATATACGGGAGACATATTAAACATGACACAGAAATTTTCAATACACCTTTCTATAGCAGAAAGCAGAATGTTACATCACCTTACTAAAGATCCCGACGACTGGATTAGAAATCTTATAGAGTGGAGAGTTAGAATAGTTGAAGATAGTTTATATCCACAAATAAAGCAACAGCTAATAGACGCAGGCGCAACATCTATTCCCGCTACTAGAGAAGGAATGATTGCGGCTGGCAATCTACAGCCAAAAGATCCAAACTGGACTCCAGTGCAACGCGAGCATATAACTAATGACAACTGTGATATTCATACTATTGAATTAGCCGATGACGAAATTACAGTATTAGAATGGATGTATGAAAATCCTCACGAACACATACACGACTGGATTGTTGAAAGATGCCAGATTGGTATTAAAGAAAAAGCCGAGTTTGTTACCAAAGAATTACTAGCTGATCCTAGATGGACTGACCCTATTCCATTAGATCCAGAAGAAGTTCTTGATTTAATAGAGATGAGAACCGTGCATGATCATATGGAGCTTACAGGCGCGGCAACACGCGATCTAGTCGAAAATTCAGCCAACTCTGATCACGTGCCCTTAACTGTGCCATTTCATCGATACCTACATCATGATGATGTACCAGCATTTCCTACACCGTCTAGAGGACCAGACTCGGAAGCAGGGCCAAATACTACTCCGCATCCGGAAGCTAGATAAAATTAAAAAGCACCCTAGGGTGCTTTTTTAATCTTCATTATTAAAGTGTGTTTGTTTAAGATACTGGTAATGACTAGGACATTTAGCCGCCGTAAGTTCATTTTGAACTTTTTTACGATTCCAATAATTTAATGTATTCTGCGTTAAATAACCAGTCTTGAGATGGGACGGAGTGATATATAAATCATCGTATAGATCTTTTTCCATGGAATATCTGTTAAGTGGAATTGTATGATTACCTACGAAAATATCAGGAATACCACCAGTATGAAATCCTAGCTCATGTTTTTGTAACATCGAACCTGCTAGCTCCGAAGACATTGTATGCAATTCTGCTAGTTGCTTATCAACCAATCTGTGTTCAACTTCTACTTGTTCAGTAACATGTTTCCAGTAGGGAGTATCACGTCTTGAAGACATTGAGTAGTGGAGCGTAACAAAAACTTTAAAAGTTTTCATAGTCACATTGGCCATATAATTAAACCAATCTACGTGTATTTTATTAACTTGCTCATGCTCTAAAGTTTGATATAATAAAATCAACATTTCTTGCACACTATATAGGCCTGTGCTTTCTAACGGTTCGATAAATGCATAACTTAACCCAACTCCTACTACATTTTTTTCCCAACATTTATCGTGACATCCATTTTTAATTTTAACTAGTCTAAATTCTAAGTTATCGGCACGATTAGGATCTAGATATGTCATCTTGTCGCTGTTAAGATATGCTTTATATTCTGCTAATGCATCTTCTTCACTAATAAATTTAGTGCTAAAAACATATCCGCTACCTATACGATGATATAACGGAATGTTCCATACCCAACCGTTGTTATAGGCTGTGCAATTGGTAACATTTTCCATCTCTAGTTCTTTATCATGATACGGCACATGACAAGTCCACGCACGATCATTTGGCAACCACTTGTTAAAACTTTCAAAAGGAACACCCATCGTCTGCTCTAGTAGCAATGATCTAAATCCAGAACAGTCGACAAATAAGTCTCCTTTGACGTGTTCACCGTTCTGTAGTACTAGATAGTCAATGTAACCGTCATCTTCTTTAACAATATCAGTAATATGTTGTTTTATGTAGGTAACACCGTTAGGTATAGCAAATTTATCTTTTAGAAATATTCCAAATTTTGCCGCATCCATATGATATGCTACATCATTCTTAAAACTATAATTTTCTAGTTTATGTTTTTTATTATCGCATATTTTATTATTGTAAATTAGTGGCATGCAACTATACATACACTCGTAGAAATCATTCCAGGGAGTTTCGGGATGTTTTAATTTTTTGTAGTACCAGTCATGTATTCCGTTGGTTGTATTCTTAATATCCTTAATGCCAAACGGATAATAAAATGCTTCGCCTTTTTTATAAAAATCTGTAAATTTAATGCTTAATTTATGAGTAGCATTACAGTGAGGCATCCAATCTTCATCCTCTAAATCTAGTAAATGCAGAAATAAGTTCAATGTGCCCAGAGTCGATTCACCAACTCCTACTGTAGGGATATCAGGACTTTCTACTAGGGTGATTTCTTTAGAAGGAAATTTCTTAGAAAGCAAGGCCGCTGTCATCCATCCCGCACTTCCACCACCTACAATGACGATTTTTTCTATGGGTTTTTTCATTTTTTTATTCTTTAAAATAGTTATAATTCAGTTTTTTATCAATAATCCTAAGATTAGTAGGACTAAAAAACCATGGTGTTCCCACTAACGGAGTTCCTTGCGCATCGTTTTTTTTGTATTCAGCTACTGTATCTGCAAACATTTTACTCTTATTTAATCTAGTGATAGCCTTATGCCTGGCAAAATTCCAAAACTTACTATCAAACATCGAGCCGCCGTGATATAGATAAGATAACATATCTTCCAAGGATTTTGCCATTCCATCAAAATTAGTATTCATAAAGAATGAATCATATTTTTTTGTGTTTGATAAATGCTGGGCAAACATATCAGCAATAGCTACGTAGCAAAATATAGAACTTGCACTTAAAGGTTCAAAAAATAAAGCTCTATTACCGTTAAGCAGTATCCGGCCATCCATTATTTTTTTAGAGTAATAGGATTTAAACTTATATTCTATAACATCTTCTTTTTCAATTTTTTTAGAAAACATAGTTGACATTTCTGTCAACGCACTAGCATCATCGGTTAGATCACTATTAAACAAATATCCATAAGTATGTCTAGTAGTCAATGGAATTCCAAATGTCCAACCATGCTCGGTTGCGATGTGTTCTGTATATAGTTCTAGTTCCGCTAGGTGTGGTGGAACACTATAGACAAAACATGTATTAACCGGAGAGCAATCGCTGATATGATAGTTTGTATAATCTGTTGGGAATCCTCTACAATCAATTACATAATCAAATTTTTCAATATTATCGTTTATTTTTATGTTAGCACAATTAAACCCATTTTCTATACTTTCAACTTTACCTTCTAAAACTTTAAATTTTTTAGGCCATAAATCTTTAAATCTTTTAAATGCAAAATCTTTCAATTTAAAATTATTAAAATGTGCGGCAACACCGGCACCGAACAACGGATTAACCCAATCATGTTCTCGCCAGTTTATATATTTTGTTCCAAATTTAAAAGTGCCATCTAATTCTTTTAGATCTTCAACATGACTAAATTGCATTCCGGTTTGTAAGGCGGCTATAAAATTAGGATTAGTACTTTCACCTATACCTAAGATAGGTGTTTCCGGATCATACACAGACACAACGTCCCATTTGTTAGATAACCAAGGCAACAGTACTGATAATGTAACGATTCCGGCGGATCCTACTCCAACAACTGCTAGTCGAAATTGTTTATTTGAACTCGGGACCATATATCCAACCTACAATAACATGCCTAGTTCCTTTAGTTACTGGAGTTACGCGATGTGTACAAAACGAAGGAAATATTGTAATGTATCCTTGCTTCCTTACCGTCGGATCATTATGTGCCGGCATAAATTCTAAATCTCCGCCCTCGTACTCCGCTGGATCAGTTAACTGAATACTAAAGGATAATTTTCTGATATGAGTATCTTGTATTAAATCAGTATGCCATATATAATGATCACCCCTATCTGCTGTATATTTAAAAACAAGAATAGGATCTTTTGAAAATAGACCGTCTAGGTGATATCTAAATGTTTCAGAATTTGTTCTAAAAATAGACCTAAAGATATTATCCTCTAATTCTGTAGTTATTCCTGACCTAGAAAGAAGAACACTTCTGTGTTGTTTAGCAGTAATAAATTGACCAAACTTAAAAACCGTGCCCTCAATCCACCCAGATGATGATGCAATAATTTCATTACATTTTTCAACTGATAAAAATGGATATGTGATAGCTCGAGGTAAAGGTTTCCTTGTAGCTAAGGGCTTGTCTACTATCATTATTCTTTACCGGCGTATATATTATCTCGAAGATATTCATAATGTGACGGTGCTGTTTCTATTAGTGAATTAATATATTCTTTCTTTTGATCCCAATAATCTTGTGTTTGAGATGTAAAGAACTCAGGAGCCTGCCCATGACGTGCTTCAATTAACTGTTTAACTATTGATAGTTGTGTTTTGCTTACAGGCAGAACATCCATGCCTACTAAAATATCAGGCATTCCACCCATACTTGCATCTCCTGGTAAATGATGCATCTGAAGTAGTTTGACAGCAAGGTCACTACCGGCGGTAGGTATCTGATTAAAACTACGATCAAGCATTAGTGAATCCATCTCAATCTCTTCAGTTACATGTTGCCAGTAAGGAGTATCACGTCTTGACGAAAATACATAATGGTATGCTACAAAATTTCTAAAGCCATCCATAGTTAGATTACAAATATAGTTAAAGTGATCAACATGGATCTTATTAACTTGCTTGTTGCGCAGTGTTTCGCATAGTTTTAATAACATTTCTTGCACACTTAGCAAGCCTGTACTTTCTAATGGTTCTACAAATGCATAACTTAGTCCAATTCCTACACAGTTTTTATGCCAAGCACGTTCATGTACTCCGTTTTTTATCTCAATGAGCCTGAATTCTAAGAATTCAGACCTTATAGGATTAGGCAATCGCATTTTATCACTATTTAAATATGTCTTGTACTCTTCTAATGCCTGCTCTTTACTGATAAATTTATCACAGAATACATAACCACTTCCTATTCTGTTGTACAGCGGGATATTCCACACCCAACCGTTATTAATAGCTGTACAGTTGGTAACATTTTCCATTTCTCTATTCTTATCTGCATAGGGAATATGAGTCACCCATGCATGATTGTTAGGCAAGTGACTTGAATATGAATAGAACGGTACTCCCATTGTTTGTTCTAGTAGTAAAGATTTAAATCCTGTGCAGTCTATATACAGGTCGGCCTCCACTATATCCCCATTATCTAATTTTAATCCATTAATATAGCCGTCTTCTTCTAATAGTACACCTTCAATATTTGCACTAATATGGACTACTCCGTTAGGAATACACACTTTTTCTTTTAGAAATTCACCAAACAAGGTAGCATCCATATGATATGCACTATCGTTTTTCCAGCTGAAACCTGGAAGCTGTCCCTCTTTATTATCAAATATTTTACTTTGATAAATCATAGGCATTGAACTGTAAACACTTTCATAAAAATCATTTTTATCTAGATCTGGATTTAAGATCTTTTTAACATACCAGTCAGTTGCACCTTGCTGTGTATTTTGCAGATCTTTAACTCCAAACGGGTAATAAAAGGATTCGCCTTTTTCGTAAAAATCTGTAAATTTAATAGCTAATTTATAAGTGGCATTGCAGTAGGACATCCAATCTTCGTCTTTGAGTCCTAAAAGTCCAAGATATTGATTGATTGTGCCTAGTGTTGACTCTCCTACTCCGATGATTGGAATATCGGGACTTTCGATAAGTGCCACTTCCATGTCCGGAAATTGAGTTGACAGCATAGCCGCCGACATCCAGCCAGAACTTCCGCCACCGGCAATAATAATTCGTTTAATTGGTTTTTTCATAGTTAGTCCTTTTAACCCTTTGGGTATTTATTGATGTATTTTAAACGTAGACAACATTCTGGTTATCTCTAGAATCTCTAAAGTAGTCTCTATGAAAATTCCAAGATATTGAAATACGAGTACTGTCTGTCTTATTTTCATTTACACAATGTTGCAACCATCCGGGGAATAAAACAATTTTACCTACTGCTGGTTTTACTTCTGCATATTTTTCTACCATATTTCCAAACGGAAATACTTCTTGTTGCAGCCACGGAACTGGATTCATTATACCAAAATCACCATCTTTTCCGGTAGTCTGAAAGTAGTAAGAACCGGATATAAGCGCATCTTGATGTTGATGCCAGTCTTGTTTTTCTCCCTTTGATGTTTTATTAATCCAGCTATGCCTTAGAGATACAGGAACAGGATGCCATGCCTGTGTCTTATCAATGTATATCTTAAGATGTTTTTCAATATATGCCCTTAAATGCACTAGTTCAAAATCTTGTATTGTATTATGACGTGCTTTAATGTTAGTTTGAACACCATCATTCCATCCTGGCGGATTTGAAAACGAATCAGTAGCCTCAATAAGTGGTAATTTCTTTTTAATCTCGTCTTGAATAAGGAAAATTTCTTGAGAAGTTCCTTGATGTTCATAGATTACGGTTGGGAACAGAGGTCTTATCGGCATTTATAGTCCCTTATCTTTTAAAAGTTTTTTGCGTTTAAAATACTGTCCGTTAAGGGTAAATGCTACCTGCCCTACTTGTTTGATATATTCATCCATAGAAACTGTGTGCATTTTAATATCGATATCAGATTCCGATAATGGTATTATGTGAGCTAGTTCTTTATTCAGCGGAATAGTTAGTTCCTTAGGATACATCACTTTTGGTATTAGTAAATTTACACTTGTAGTATGTTGATATTTGTAATCAACTACTCCGTTTACAACAAACGGTTTAAACTGATCGTCGTGCCAAAAACAATTAGTGTATAAAAAATTGACTCCAGTTTTTTCTTTAATTCTCCACGGGCTTACTAACTTTGCATGGAAATGATTTTTAAGAAAATCTTCGCCCCATTGTTTGGAATTATGCGCTTCGATAGAATCTTCTGGGAACCATTTTAATAATCCGCCTTCGGTTCCTAGCCAAATCTCTTCCCAGCTTTGTAAAATAAATCCAGTCCTGTATAAGGTCCCGACACCTGGGCATGTCTTCATAGTGCCGCGCATAGGTCCGTTATGCTTTACTGTAGGTGGCAAGTTTTTCCAGAAGGGGGGTAATCTTTCTTCAGCATGCAATATAGGAAATAACTTTTCCACGTCTGGAACATGTGTAAAACAATCTAACACTATCTTGGGTTTTTTAAGAAAAAATGAAAACATCGAATTACCTATAAGTTTTTTTTGTATGCATCAGCTGTGCGTATAGACCAGACCAATAAGTACCGAGTCTATATTTAAAACTAGATTTGTTTATTTCATCGCTCCTGAACCCAGACGACATTTGCCAGTCTTCTCTTTTAAAAGGAAAAACAACCATCAAGGGGTCCCCCGGACTTATCATAAATTCTTCTTGTTTAACAAGACCAACAAATCCAATCGGTTCGTCATGTTTATCAGTATCAACCACTCCTGGGAATAGCGAATATTCTTTTCGCATATGATAAAATGGGTCGAATAACATACAACTGTAGCCAGGCGGAGTCTTAATATACCAGGGATTATTTAATTTTAGATAATGATTCTTATACCCAGCATATTCAAATTGAGCTTGCCACCAGGGATGCTTGCTAATAACATCATTTGTATCTCTAGATCTAGTATCAAAGTCCTTGATAAACCTAGGATCTATTTTTTGTTTTATTTGAACTTCATAAGATGCACGTATAATATAGCCGGTGGTCATGTAGTCTAATACAGGAACACATCTTTTAATGGTCGGAGTATGCGGTTTAGTATAGGGAGAAATCTCCGGAATCTCAATAGGAGTATCTTTGTACCATTCGGGTATCATTTTACCTGCCGGAAGAACCGGAAACATTTCTAATGCTTCAACATCGGATGTAGTAAATTCTATTATATTAGTCATTTGAATTCTTTAGGAGTATGAAACATACGTTGATAAATGTTATACAAGTAAAATTTTGATCGTTTTAAGATATCGCCAGATACAATTTCTGATTCCCATGTATCACGTTTAAATGGAATAATCTGTAATACTGGATCTCCTGCCACAAATCTTACCTCAGTGTCAGTGCCAGACATAAATCCCACCACAGGAATTTTTTCATTAAATTTGTCAGTATCAATTATTGCAGGCATTATATTAACATCTGTTCGGAAAAAATAATAAGGTTGCATGATTAGACAACTATATCCCGGCGGCGTTATTATAGACCAATCTAGTGTAAACTTAAAATAGTTTGCCGGACTTTTTTTATCCTGCATCTTTGCCGGACACTCGGGATTAAAATATACATTAACCGGGTTACTTGAATGCAATCCCATTTCCTGTTCAGTTTTTACAAAACCTGTACCGGGTTCTCTTTGTTTATACTTTTCTTCAGTAGCACCAGCTTTAACTATAGTCATTTGCGGAACAAAATTAACAAGTTTTTCTTGTATTCGATTCTCATATCCAGCACGAAGGATGTATCCTGAATTTAATAAATCATCAACTGGCACACATGCACGTATGTTTCTGACAGCATTTTCATCAAACTTGTAAGATTGTCTCGGACCTTGCAACCCAGTATACCATGAAGGTAGCATATCTTTAGCAGGAACAGGTGGCCAATGTTGTTTTAAAAGTTCATCGTCTGTTTTAAATTTAATTTTCATTCGGGCATCTCGTCAGCTTCTAACAACCAAGTTGTTAATATATATTTGTCTGTACTACCAATGGGGGGATTTCCTCTATGTGTGTGAGTCCAATCGGCCGGCCAAATTAATAATTTATTTTTTTTAGGTTTAATTCTAATATTTTGATATAAAAATTCAGTTTCGCCAGCATCGTCTATGTCGTTCATGTATAATTGTACAACTAATCTACGCTTGGAGTCATCCTTTAAGGCTTCATAATGCCATTGATGAAACCCACCACCGGGTACAATTTTTTTCATTTTGATTTGCTCTGCTTTAAATGATAACTCTTGTAAAATACTAAATTTATCAGCGTATATAGGAATTATTTGCTTCCACAATACATCTAAGAAGTGGTTTATGTATTCGGGATGCAAGGTGTTAATTACCTTTGGATCTAAAAAATACAGTTGCTCATCGTCTTTCCAATGCTTTGGAATTTTATCTTGTTGATGTAGTTTTAAAGATGATATTTTATCATAGTAGGCAATAACTTCGTTGAAGTATGTATTCTTAAAATAGTTTTCAAAAATACCGATAAAGCCAACGAATTCGTATTTTTCAAAATTCATTTGACTATCTCTGCTAATTTGACTCGGTAATTACCTGCAATCGATATTCTAACATCGTCAGAAGTATAAAACGGATGAACTTGATGATGCAGATCTGCAGGAAATATACAGATGCGACCTTCCCAAGACTTGTCTACGGGTAACGAAAAAATAGATTGCTTACCTAGAACATCTGGATAAATGAATTCAAATTGTGCAGATCTGTTTTTTATTAAATCAGGATTGGCTAAATTCTCTTGTTCGTCTTTGATATTATAGGGAACGTATGCCCAAATTACAAAACTATAAATTCCAGTATGGTTATGCAGGGGCATAAATTCTCCCGCACGTTGAAAATTTAGCCACATTCTTTCTAAGTCTAAGTTTATATCACTATTAGTTACATCCGTGGTGAAATTAAACATTTTATTGAAGTAGTTATATTTAGATTCGTAAAAACTTACCAACTTTAATACTTCTTTATTCATGTCACTATATAAGTCTGGAGAAAAATAGTAATCGTCAGAATATCCTGCTTTTTTCTTATGGAAGAATCTTAGCATGTCTTTAGCTTCTGCTGGGTCTTTTCCTTTATCGAGGAAATCCTGCCGCATTACTTCAACTTCTTTTTTGATCCGTTGGAACAAGAAGGGGTTTAGTTGGTCGACTAGAACTCCAACGTTTGGTAAATCTTGCATCATTGCTGTGGCACTCATAGCAATAATTATCTAATTTACAGTGGGCGTTTGGTAGTCTTGGCAGAATACTTTATAAAGTTGATGAAATCGGAGTACTTCATCTTATCTTTAACAGTTTGAGCTATCATTTCTTCATAGTCATATATAGACCTAGCTTGTGATACAGGCTTCAAATCATCTAGTAGATTTTTTGATATTGAGGGATGTAGTTTTCCTATACCCGAAAGGACATAGCTATACAACCCCCAGTCTGCATTGCCAAACATGATGTCAAAGTCTCTGTTAGTAGGAGTTCGAACTTTGCAACTTTCTAGTAGTTCTTTAACAAAATCTGTAGCAGTTTCTCCACTAGTAATATATTTCCAGAATTCGCTATCAGTCCTCCCACCCATGTAATGTATAACTAGGAAGTCTTTTAGAGAATCATATAATTTAGCTGTGCGTCGGTTATACAGGTTAATATTTCCATCGTTTACAGTGGCTTCTAATGTAGGTTTTAAAAATTCAACTGTAAAGTTTAGCAGTTGCACTATAGTAGTATGTATACTAGTTGCTTCTAATGGTTCAGCAAACGCAGAAGCTAGCCCTATAGCTAGACAATTCTTTTCCCATGCCTTTTCTAATCTGCCAGTATCAAATTTTAAAGTTCTAATAGGAGTTATTTTTCTTCCTAATATTGTTTCTATCTCTGCATGTGCTTGATCCGGAGTTATAAAGTTATCGTCAAATACATAACCGCATCCCTTACGATCCTGCACAGGAATTTGCCACATCCATCCTGCTCGTTGAGCCCATGCTGTAGTCCATAGTTCAGGCGTTTCTGTTTCTGTTTCATAGTCTAGTAAAAAAGGTATTGCAGAATTTACTGGCAAATTTTTCTGATAGCTAACCCATTTTACTTCTAGTTTTTTCATAAGAACTTGTTTAAAACCGCTAGCATCTATAAAAAAGCCGCCATCTACTAGCTTTCCAGATTTTAACAATAACGAGGCAATACTACCTTGTTCGTTTAGATTAACATCTATAATTTCATCGTCAATATGGTTAACTGTATCCTTACGAAGTGTAATTTTTTTAAAATAAGCACCAACCTTGTGCGCATCAAAATGCAATGCACTATCTAAATTTCTATCAAAAGTAAAATTACTTTTACTAAATGGTGATATTCCAAGATCTACCGCCTGACCATGTAATGAGCTTAGATGATTTTTGTTTTTATCTAACACGTGATAATGAGCAAAAATCCCATCCATTATAATATTTGTACTAGAAGTTCCTACAATAGGACCAAAATATTGTTGATTTAAATCAGGCGTCCAAGCCCGATGCATTATTCCATATTTTAATGTTGCGCCTGTTTCTCTTAGGAATTCTAATATGTCACAGCCGCTGTCGAAAATATCGTTTTTAATTATCGATGTTAATAATCCTGTTGATCCCTCGCCTGCACCAATAATACCAATTTGGGAAGATTCTATTACAGTCACCGAATGCATAGGGCGCATCTTGCTAATCATCAAGGCAGCTATCCACCCTGCTGTACCTCCACCTACAATAACTATTTTCATTTTGGTATATCCTTGTCTAGAGCAAATATAACATTTATAACAAACCTGTCGTTACTTATGATAGGATTACTACCTGCATGAAATAAATTGCTAGGGAAAACCACTATCCTTCCCTGTTTTGGCACAACTGCTTCCTTGATCGTTAATGAAGTAATACTACTATCCTCACTATAGATTTCGTTAAAAATATATGTAGGACCATCACTGTTGTTAATATAATACACTGCGGTAGTCCACGCAACATTTCCGTCATCAGTGTGTGCTAAATTATAGCTAAGTTCTTTCCTATTATTAATGATGCTAGTATGATTAATCTTAATACGTTGCAACATTCCTATAGCGCCAAATTCTTTTTCTATAGCATCCATTAAAGGTTTAAGAAAAATAAAAAACATTGACTTGTGTCTAGATAGATGGTCAAATGCAATATGATAAAATTGACTACTATCTTGTGTGTTAGCATCTTCTAAGACGTTTTGTCCTTGTATTCCCAAGGCTGTTTTATCTTTAAATTTCCATGTTAGTTTACTATCCATGGCATCTACCAATGCTTGCTGAAAGTCAAGAGAGACAAATTCATCTATAACTGTAATCATTTATAACCCTTCGGTATCACTTATGCGGCGTAGCATAATATTCATAGCAACAACAACTCTCAATGTTCCGGTTTCGTGCCGGGGAGTATGATGTTCAACCCATGACGGAAATACTATCACATCACTTTCTTCTACTGTTGGCATTTGTTTATTAGGATAGTAAATTGACGGTACATAGTTTTTATTTTTAGTTGGAATAACAGATTTCTTTTGTCGAGCGCACGGGTCGCAAAAAATAGTTCCGTATGCATCATCTAGCACAACATAGTGTACCGCAGACCATTGAATAGTTTTAGGTCCACCGGTGTGATCGTGAACAAATTCAGAAGTAGTGTTAGTAGTAAATCCGTACCAACAAGTAAATTTAAAAGTCCATCCGTTATTAAAATCAACTCCGGTGCTTTCTAAGAATTTCTTAACGTCATCTTCGTAGAATTTTGATAACATAGCCCATGGTACTTTTACAGCGCCGGGGCAGTAATCAGTATAGATGTTAGCAAGTACATCGTTAGCAGGCTCATTTAAAAAATTCTGATACACATTATCCATCAGATATTTTTTGATTTTATCATGATTAGATGCTTTAAATTTAAAAACGTTTGTTGTAAAAATTGGAATACTATCTATATCCATATCTACACCTCAGGCCTATCATACTTGTATTGGTCTATAAAGAACAAAAGAGTTGTTCGCGTCTCTCCCGAAGCGGTTCTGAAATTATTAGGTCTATGCCACGATTTAGCATCATAGGCTAGTATTCTATTAAAAATATTACCTATTCTAATAGTCTCTTCAAAATTTTCATGATTAGCGTTAAGATCTTTTTTGTATGCTTCGGTAGCTACTCCGGAAGTATTAAATTCTTTTCTAGATGGGAAATCAACCTTTTCAAAATCTTGCGATCCTTTTTTAAGGAATATAGAAGTACCGCTATTAAAGTTTTTCTCAAATTGATTAAGATATACTAGCCCTGCTAGATTGACGTCATCACTGTGTATCCATCCTTCATTGGCATCAACATCATCATACACATCGTTTTTATGAAAACTTACATGAATTACAAATCTGCTAATACCTGGAAATATTTCTCTTGCTATTTTTTTTGCAAAAAAGACTCCAAACTCTTTAGTAGCAGGGTCTATAGACTCTAGTAAGTTTATAGTACGCTTACCAGGCCATCTAGTGTCACCTGTATATTCTTGTTTATTTGCTAGATCTAGTATTGTTTGTGTATCTTCAAAGAAGTTATCTTTACAAACTAATGTACCTGCCAAGGGGTGAAAGGTTTTATCCATGTTAAATAATGTGGGATTCATGCTAGTTTCCTGGCAATATTAAAAACCATTGTAATACGACCTTCGTCTGTATTTCTAGATTTTGGAACTAGATGCGGCAACCATGACTCCCACATTACAAGTAATCCTGCTTTGGGGGTTATTGTAATTTCATTTATATTAGTTTGTGTATCTTCTAGTTTTGGTAAAGATACAAATTGTCTAAACGGTCGAGGATCAGTTATTATTAGCGGCGCTGAATCTTCAGGAACCTGAAGATATAGTAGACCGGATAATATCGATCCCGGATGCGTATGCTCATCATGAGACGCACCGTCAAACATTTCGCTTACGAATATAAACGTATCAAATGTAAGTTCCTTATCATTGTATCCAATATCTTTTAGATACTTTCTACCTATTTTTTCTATAGCATCTTTAAATGGTTTAACATCTGTCCTGTCTGCTATCCCACCTGGATTCCTATATCCATAGGAAGTTGTATACCCCCATTTGGTTTTAGAAATACTAGTATCTTCTAAATATTTTTTTGCTACTGGCAACATTGAATTAGCTAAAATTAATTGCATTTCTGATAGAATTGCCGTAGGAAAAATATACTGTATCACAGCGAAGGGCCCTTAGGATTACGTATTAAATCAAAGGCATGAAAATAATTTGGACCTAATGCTTTTACATAATGTAAAAAAATCTGAATGCATTCTACTCCTGTAAATTTTTCTCTCCAATGGTCAGCTGTCATACCTTTATAAATCATTGCCTCACCGGGCCGTAGTGTGATACTAGCAGATGAGCCATCGGGTTTTTTAATGAAAATAGGCCAAGCATCTCCACTAATATTAAGAGTAACACTTATTTCACATGCTTCGGCATCTATATGGGGTTTTAATTCTGCCCCCATTTTATACCATCTTGCGTATGCGTATGTAGGATAAAGTCGCTCCCCTACTAGATCATTCATAAGAAAGATTTTTGAACGCAATAAGTGTTCGGCAACACTCCATCCGTACGATGCTGGAGAACCGGGAACTTGAGGATCCGGCTTCTTAAATTTTTCTATACAGTGTTTTTTAAAAGATTTTGCAATCTCCTCCAACGAGCCAGGATGCAGAAAATTTTCTACTACAAAATAGTTGTTTTCTTCTAATTCATCTCTTAAGTTTTTTTGAAGAAAGCTATCCTGATAGACGGTGTGTGTTCTTCTCATAATTAATCAAATTTAAATTCGACAGGGCCAACAGGCTCGTCCGGATCAATCACACACCATGCATCGCTTTCTGGCATGCACCAAAACGTTTCTCCACCGATGAGTATTTTTGATCCAGCAGCCGGATGGAACATTATTTCGTCGCCTACCTTAACACTCATTGGAATAAGTATTGCAGTTTTTTCAGAGATCTTTCCGGGACCTGCCGCCACTACTACACCTTTTGATGTTTTTTCATCTTGCGATGCGATCGGTATGTAAATACCACCCGCTGAAGCCTTTTCAGCTTCTACTCTTTTGACTAATAGTCTATCATGGACTGGTCTTAAAACTGGCATTTTCTCTCCTTTAAATTAAATCTACTAAATCAAATACTGTTTGCAATTTAGTACGAATAGTTTTTGAACTAAAACTATTCCTTAGTCCCTGATGTAACGGTTTAGGAGTACGATCCATCGTAGCCCACGCCCACCCCTGGTGTTCATCGCTTAGTACAGGAACGAATTCTGTGTCGATCACACACAAGTAGGTATGAAAGTTGAACACACGATCGTTGCTCACAAAGGTTTCTAAAGGAATAGTTTTGATTATTTTGGGATGACTACTGATTTCTTCAGTAATTTCACGCTGTAGTCCCTGCCAAGGCGTTTCGCCTGTGACATTAGTACCGCCTACTAGTCCCCAGGTGCCCTCATGTTTACCTGTGGCCTTTTGTAGCAGTAGAAAACGTCTTGTAGATTTGGCATAAAATAATGCTCCGCTACAGACTATTTGTTCTTTTACAGTATGATTTTCCATTGTGCGGCAGTATATTCACCCTCGAAGCTCTTGACCCATGAAACACCGTTCCATAGGTATTGAACTCCTGTGTATATATTCGTCTGCCATATCATAGTGTCGTGTTCTTGGTTACTGTTAAAAATAACTTGCCAAGCTGTTCCGGTATATTCTATGATGTCATTTGCATAAGCTACTAGTGGCCCCCACACTGTTGACGGGCTATCATTTATGCTACTGCCGATATCTTCTATGATAAGATAACGCTTGCCCGCAGTCATACCTGTAGGAATATAAGTTTGCGGATTAATAATAGCATCAAATGTTCCTGGGCTGTTTGGCCTACGACTAGCCGCGGCATTATAGTGTGTAATATCTGTGCTAAGATATCCTTTACTATCAATACCGGTATTGCTAGGATACGTGTCCGGATTGTAATTAATCTGTAACAATTTCGTATCTAGACTATTAACTGCTATGGTGCCTATAACAAAATTGCCACTGGGCTGTTGTAGATAAATCTGACTAGATCCCGCAGTATATTGCCCGGGATATCGTTGGAATAATTCGCTCCAATCAACCGCAGTTCCGGTACTTACAGGGATATCTAGTGTAGGTTCCATAGGAACATATCCGTCCGTACCATCATATAATCTGGCCTGTCCGTTATAGACCTGTATGGTATATCCGGTGATAGTAGTAGTTTCTGTAGCTAGTAATTGTCCGAGACTAGGAGTAGTACCGTCTGTTTGAAGTGTAGGATCTATGCCAAGTCCTTCTATATATCCTGCAGGATACGCTGTTGATCCTTGATGTATATTGCTGATAATTTTTGTAATAACACCAAGATGTTTGACCTTAACTGGGGGACTAATCCAAATAGGTGATTCTAAAGTTAAACTAGCAACATCTATAGCCGTGTCTGTTCCTTGTGGTACTTGTCGACTTGACCAAGTAGTATCGGTTAGATTTAGTACACTGATACTGGTCCAGTCGATATAGTTGTCTGTAGTTTGTATTTCAAGACTGGGATTAAACAAGACTAAAATCTGCTCCATGATCTGTAGTTTCTGATCAGTGCTTGATGCCCAGATATCACATTTCATTTTTAAATTAAATGGTGTAGGCATTAAACGTTCTACAGTATAGTTACGTCCTTGTGCCGAAGTATACTTACCTGTGGTGTTGTTTACATCACGCTCGCGGAAGTGTAGTTTGCCCACATAAGTTTGATCAGCTAGTCTATTACGATCTAGTTCTAAACCTGTTATATAAACTGATATGCGAGGTATGTTACTGATAGTGTTTTCTGAATTTTGATTTAGAATACTAGCAACTTGTCGATCTGCATCACCGTATGTTACAGGTACCTGATGTAGAGTACCGTCACCGTACTTGACTACAAAGTTACTGAATACACGAATCGTCTGTGTAAGATATCGTCTTATTTGCCCGTCGTAGAAAAACTGCATTAGAAGTCCGCCTTAGGTCTGAGTGCAGTGGATAGACTTGATCTTTCTGCTTCTCTTGTGTTATATAGTGTTACACTCCACTGTCCTGTAGTAGGTATGACTTGCTGTACGCCATTGATCGTGGGTAAATTAATTCGCAAGCAAGCACTTACTGTGCCAACTGGGCTAGTATAATTATAAGAAGTGTATAAGGTTGTTGGATAATCGCTTAGTGCAAATCCTAGTGTAGTAGTACCACCTATCTTGACCACAGCATACTTGGCCACACTACCGGTAGCAAATAATATTCGTGTATTGATTACTGTGGCATTGATGGTTAGATTAACAACATCAGTAGCTACTTCACTGTTATAGGTGTAATTATTGTTATTGATGAAACTAGTCTTGAGTGTACTACGAGCATCAGTTTGTGTCATATCCATGCGTACAGCATCCTCTACTTTGATCCAACTATTACCTTCGAATCTAAATAGTCTGTTAGGTAAAAAATCTGTTCGCAGATAAAAATCATTCTCTCCAGGATTATCCGGAAACTGTACACCAAACCCAAATGCATATCCGTTATCTGGATAACCATCACCTATTAAGTATCCAGTGTAACCAGTTCGAACAGGAACGCCGGCATTTTCGTTAGCGAGATAATTTATCTGACTAGCATCTAATGATGATTCATCTGCTGTCTGCACTACAGGTTTGCCGGTAGCAGGATCTACTGCCAGTGTATAAAATTGACGAGTTTCGTATCCGCTCTTAGGCGCATCTGCTTGACCTTGTGCCACTACTTGATTACCCACATTCAACACAGTGTTATAATTACTGAGTAACTCAGCTAGGGTGCTATTAGCACCGACAATAGGATCACCGTTGCTATCTGCTAATGGTGCATTGAATATAGATGTAAACTGTTGTTGATTTGCTACCTTCTTAAGTTTTAGTCTGTAGAGATGAGGCATCCAGGTTGCTGAAAATCCTTCGCTTGCACGGCCCACGTCAGTAACTTGATAGTATCTAGGCAAGCTGACATTATAATTATTCAGGGCAAAGTCATCACGCAAGTGTGGTAGTTCTAGTACATCGCCAGTAATAGGTTTACGCCCTAGTATTTTTTGTATGTCGTTAATATGTACAGTCATGTAGACTGTGTCGTTTTCAATAAAGAGTCCAAATTGACTTACGTTAAAATCAATATTTTGTACATTGTAAAGTCCACGGATTCTATAGATCTCTTTATCGTAAGTACGATCGCGATTTTCTAAAAACAATAAATCTTGAATATTTGTTACGCTAGTATTAGCATAGTTAGGTGTAGCCGCAGTGGCATTATCAGCAGTGGTATTAGCACCTAGGTATTTGTGCCAATAAACGTCGGTTCCGCCCACAGTAAACATCTCTGAGGCCTGTCGGTCAATGAACTTGTAGTCCTTGCCTTTTTCTGGTTTGTATAGGGATAAGCGTGGCATAGTAACATATTTATCGATAGCTAAATATAGTAAGAGGACAAAAACATGGCAGATTCACTACCGTCAAGTACCCAAAGTACATCAACTCAAGAACGTAATAAAGTGTTTGATTATGTTAAACTCATGCTGGGCGACGGTATGATAGAAGTAGAGTTGGATCCAGTACACTACGAAATGGCCTTAGATCGCGCACTAAATCGCATGCGCCAACGTAGCCCTAACGCTGTAGAAGAAAGCTACATGTTCTTAGAACTAATACAGGACGAAAATGAATACAGATTACCTGATGAAGTTATTACAGTCCGTCAAGTTTTTCGTAGAGCTATCGGCTCAAGAACTGGTATTGGTGCAGGCGGTACTTTATTTGAACCGTTTAATTTAGCCTACACAAACACCTACTTGATGTCAGGTAGCATGATGGGCGGGCTAGCAACCTATGATGCCTTTGCTGGCTATCAGAAACTAGTTGGACGTATGTTTGGTAGTTATATTGAGTTTCTCTGGAAACCTACTACACACATTTTAAATATTTTACAACGTCCTTTCGCACAAGGTGAACAGATCCTAGTGCAGACCTATAACTATCGTCCAGATTGGGTGCTTTTACAAGATCCCTATGCTAAACAATGGTTGCGTGATTACACACTAGCAACTGCTAAAGAAATGCTAGGTGAGGCACGCTCTAAGTTTGGGTCTATATCGGGTCCAAGCAGTCCTGTAACACTTAACGGCACAGCATTGAAAAGCGAAGCTAAAGAAATGATCGAAAAATTGGACAAGGAATTAGAAATGCTAGTTCCAGGCGGATCGGGCTATTATTTCGTAATAGGTTAAAATGACTAACGAAGAATATCTAGAAGCTTTAAAAAAATATAATCAATCAAAACAGCCAGTACTCACAGAAGAACAAACTTCAATGAAGTCTCGGATGTCTATTTGTAGGTCTTGCGAGTTTTTTAACCCTACACTAACTTTATGTAAAAAATGTGGTTGTGTTATGTCAATAAAAACATTCCTACCAAAATCCAAGTGCCCAGTTGGCAAGTGGTAATTTGAACTAAAAATTCTTGACCCCTGTAATAAAAGTGTTATATACTAGCACTACTTACAGGGGATTCTTATGATCATTGGCGTATGCGGGTTTATTGGTTCTGGCAAAGATACTATTGCCGATTACTTGACTAACTTTCACGGATTTCGACGAGAATCATTTGCCAACAGTCTCAAGGATGCAGTAAGTCACGTGTTTGGTTGGGACCGCACAATGCTAGAAGGCCGCACAAAATCAGCTCGTGAATGGCGTGAACAAGTAGATCCATGGTGGGCCGAACGCCTAAACATGCCTAATCTTACTCCTCGTTGGGTACTGCAATACTGGGGTACAGAAGTATGTCGTCGAGCATTTCATGATGATATCTGGATTGCCGCACTAGAAAACAAACTTCGCAACAGCAAAGACGACATTGTTATTAGCGACTGCCGTTTCCCTAACGAAATTAAAAGTATTAAGGCCGCCGGTGGCATTGTTATCCGTGTAAAACGAGGTGATGATCCCGAATGGTACAATGATGCCGCAGACATGAACGCTGGAGATCGTTGTATGAATTGGGCACTAGCTAAAAATCGTATGGAAAAACTAGGAATACATGCTAGCGAAACTGCCTGGGTTGGAACTAAGTTTGATGCAGTATTAACCAACGATGGCACCATAGACGAGCTGATGACTAAAGTTAAAGATCTGGTACAAGATCACCCTGCTTCCACTTCACCCCTTCCTTATGTAGAACTCGCTGGCAGTTTGCACACACAGTCTTGAGATTAATGTGATGGCAGTTGTCTAGATTGCCATCAACATGAAACACAGCAAATACTTCATTGTGGGCACTTTTAAACCCACATTTATCACAGCTATTCTTAATTCTATAGCCAGCACGATGCCAACGTGCTACTCCCCTACCGCCAAGACATAGTTCGCATTTACGTCTATAGTAAGTGCGTCCGTTCTTGCGATAGTTAACAGCGGCAGGTCTTAGGCCGCATATACATAGTGGTCTCATGCAAATATTTAAGCCTTTTTCGCCCCTTTTCTAGACGCTATAACTGCGCCAAAAAGTCCAAATGCCATAAATACATTAACAGTATGTCATCATGGAGATAACACAATGGCTCAATTAAGTTCACCAGGAATAAGCGTAACGGTTGTTAACGAATCGTTCTACACACCCGCTGCCCCAGGTACCGTACCCCTAATCGTTGTTGCTTCGGCAGCAAACAAAATGAATTCAGCTGGAACAGGCATTGCTCCAGGAACACTGACAGCAAACGCTGGTGCAGTATATCTACTAACAAGTCAAGCAGACCTTGGCGCAACATTTGGTATTCCTTACTTCCAAACTGATGCTAGTGGTAATCCAGTTAATGCAGGCGAAACTAACGAATATGGTCTACAAGCGGCCTACAGCTTTTTAGGTGTAAGTAATCAAGCATACGTTGTTCGTGCTCCAATCGACCTCGGACAAATAACAGGTTCAACAAGCATACCAACTGGCAGTCCAACTGCAGGAACATACTGGTGGAATACTACAGCAACAAACTATGGTGTTTTCCAATGGAATGCTGGCGCCGCTACTACAACAAACGGACAGACATTCCAAGAACAACAGTCAATTAATAACCTAACAGTTATCACTAACACAGCATATTTGAGCTCGTCAACAGGCTTAGATCTGTTAGACGTATATGATGCTCCTTTAGCTAGCTATGGTGCTCCAGGTAACTATGCAGTAGTAGCAAACAGTTCAGCTACAAACACAAACATTCTATGGTTCAAGTCTTACACTACAGCCAATGACGGAACAGGCGGAACAACTGTTACCGCTAGCAACAGTAGCTGGGTACAAGTTGGTACACCAGCGTGGACAGCAAGTTGGCCAACAGTTACTACTACAGCCGCTAGCCCAACATTTACTGCTAGCCAGACTATCGTAATTAACACAAATACGATTGTCAATGCCGGTACGACTCTAGCAGGACTAGCCACAGCGATCAACGGTAGTGCGGCCCTAACCACAGCAGGTATTTCAGCTAGTGTTCAAAACGGTTTCTTAAACATCTATTCAACAGGTGCTCAAGTTACTATCGCGGCTGGTACTATGTCTCTAACAACATTAGGTATCACAGCTGGTACATATAATCCACCGGTGTTAACTATTGCTCCACACTATCAAGTTCCACAATACGGTAACTATTCATCAGGAATACTAACTGGTACAACTGGATTCCCAACAGGTAGCTTATGGATTAAAACAACCACAGTTAACCTAGGTGCTAATTTTAATATCGAATACTACAACGGCACAACTGCTAGCTGGATGCAACAGTCTATTCCACAGATTTATGCTAATAATCAAACAGCAATGGCTTCACTAGATCCACTAGGTGGCGGAGCTAATATTCCAGTTGGTCAGGTCTACATCAAGTATAATGATACAGAAGAAACTAGAACAATTAACAGTATCACATATCCGTCTTATGCTAACTACAAGGTTTTCTATCGCACTTCAACTGGCGCTACAACTGTAACGTCAAACATTATTACAGCAAGTACATTTACTAGTGGTTCAAACACAATCGTAGCTGTTTCATCTAGCCAGATTGGCAGTGGTACACTAACATCAGCACCACAAGTAAGTGGCGCGGCTGTTACATTTACTGCTTCAGGTAATGCTACAACAGACGCACAGGCATTTGTTACAGCATTTAACAATGCTACACAAACACTAACTAACGTCGTAGCTAGCATCAATGCAAATAATCAAATCGTGATATCACATACACAAGGTGGTGATATACGCTTTACTGACGGTACTAATACTCCGATCAGAGCGGCCTTTACTACTAGCGGTACATTAGGTATTAGCAATTTCTTTGCCGCACCTAACTCAACAGGTAGCGATGGCAAGTACTTAGTTTCTGCCTGGGCTAACACAACCACAGTTACTGGCAGTACTCCTTGGGTAACAGTAAGTGCAACAGCACCTACAACAACTCCAGCTAACGGTACACTATGGTATGATACAGTAATTACTGATCTAGATATCATGATCAATGATGGCTCACGTTGGAGAGGTTACTGCTCAACAGCAGGTAAGGTTGTAGTCAACCAAGGCGTAGGTTATGCAAATTCCGCAACTTCAACCGACATCAATGGTCCTATTATTTCAGCAACACAACCGACTACTAACTCAACAGGTGCTAGTTTACAGCACGGTGATTTATGGTTAAATTCAAGCAACACAGAAGCTTGGCCAACACTGTACAAGTATAATTCACTAACAAAAGCATGGGTACTAGTTACTAACAGCGACCATACAACACAAAACGGAATTGTATTTGCCGATGCACGTTGGTACGATGACAGCACAAACTCAGCTAGCGCAAAATCAGGCGCCGCAAGTCCACAAACTGTTGCAGGCGCCGCAACTGGCACATTGATCACTAGTGACTTTGTAGACTTTGACGCTCCTAACCCAGCACTATATCCAAAAGGTATGTTGCTATGGAACCTACGTCGTTCAGGATTCAACGTCAAGAAATATGTAGTTGGTTACGTTAACACAGCCGCACAAAATACAATCGTAAATGGCGCAGGCGTAGCACCATACATGACTTACTACTATCCAGATCGTTGGGTTACAGCAAGTCCTAATGATTATCTAGGTGTTGGACAGTTTGGACGTAAAGCTCAACGTGCAGTTGTTGTAGCTTCACTAAACGGATTAATCAACAGCAATCAGAATATACGCAACGAAGACAGTCTTGTATACGACTTGTTATCTTGCCCAGGTTACCTTGAAACAACAAGTTCATTGGTTAGCCTAAACACAGGACGTGGTGGACTATCATTTATCATAGCAGATGCTCCAGCTCGTTTAACACCGGATGCAACAAGCCTAAATGCTTGGGGTAGCAATATCAAGAATGCTACAGGTGACGGTGAAGTTGGTTTAATCACAACTAGCGAAAACGTTGGTGTTTATTATCCATGGGCAGAAACTACAGACTTATACGGTAATAATATTGCTGTTCCTCCAAGTCACATCATGTTACGTACAATCGCACTAAGTGACAACGTTTCTTATCCATGGTTTGCACCAGCTGGTGTACGTCGTGGCGGTGTAACAAATGCTAGTTCAGTAGGTTATGTAGTTGGACAAACAGGTGTATTCCAACCAACATCATTGAATACAGGACAGCGAAATACACTATCAACAATACAGGTTAATCCGATTACCTACATCGGTGGAACAGGTCTAGTGGTATACGGACAGTACACTCGTTCGTTAGTTGCTAGCGCAGTAAATCGTATCAACGTTGCACGTCTAGTGATTTATCTACGTTACCAATTGAATGCTATTGCTAAGCCATATGTATTTGAACCAAACGATACAATTACACGTAATTCGATCAAGCAACAAATTGAAAAATTATTGCTTAACCTAACAGGTGAACGTGCTCTATATGACCATCTAGTAGTATGTGATACAACTAACAACACTCCAAGCAGAATAGATGCTAATGAGTTGCATGTTGATATAGCTATTGAGCCGGTTAAGGCCGTGGAGTTTATTTACATTCCATTGCGTTTAGAGAACACTGGCGCTATTGCTGGTTTAGGTAGCAAATAAAGGAGAAATTAAATGGCAATCGCGGCACTATCAAATTTTACAGTACCATTAGCTTCAGATCAAAGCGCAGGTTCACAAGGCATGCTAATGCCAAAGTTGAAATACAGATTTCGTATTTCATTTGAAAACTTTGGTGTAAGCACTCCTACAACTGAGCTAACAAAACAAGTTGCGGAAGCATCTCGTCCACAAGTTAAATTTACTGATCAAGTTATTGAAATTTACAACAGCAAGATCCACTATGCAGGCAAACCATCCTGGGAACCAATCCCAATCAAACTACGTGACGATGTCACAGGTGCTGTTAGCAAGCTAGTAGGCGAGCAAAATCAGAAACAATTTGACTTTTTTGAACAAAGTTCAGCGGCTTCAGCAGGTGATTATAAGTTTACCATGCGTATCGAAATCCTTGACGGTGGTAACGGCAATATGGTTCCAAGCGTTCTTGAAACATGGGTATGCTATGGTTGCTATGTTGAATCAACTAACTGGCAAGATTTAAAATACAGCGAGCAAGGCCCTGCTATGATTGACTTGTCAATACGATTCGATAATGCAGTACAAATTGCTCCAGTTCCAGCTATCGGTAGCCCAACACCGGTAATGAACAATGCCAAAACTGGTAATAACGTACTAGGCGCATAATACTAAGCCTGCACTTGCAGGCTTTTTATTGACTACCCATTAACTACGCACTTTATACATAGAATAAATACTGTATGGCATTCACATCCAACGATCATTTAAAGTCCGATGCATTTACCTATCTACGTGACTGGCGACATGCCGCAGACTTGTTTAATGCTGACCAGTTTAGGCTTGCTCCTAAGTTTGGTTTTCAATTCCATGTGGCATTTGGTATCAATACAGGTGCATTACAAAATACTGCCCTAGTGCAACGCTACGGTTCTGAAATTAACATGCTGGTTAAAAGTGTAGCATTGCCTAGTTATACAGTTAGTATAGAAACACTGAATCAATACAACAGAAAAAAGAATGTTCAGTACTATCACAAGCCCGGTGACATTGATATTAAATTCCACGATGATAACATGGGATTGATCAATCAACTATGGCAAAATTATTATAGTTACTACTATGCAGATCCAATGTCTGCAAAAGTCTCCGGGGCCTACGCAAGGAACGCTACCCAGAGCAGTAATTATATTCCTACTAGTTACGGTCTTGATAATGGAAGTACTGATCCATTTTTTAATTATATAAAAATCTATCAAATGGCTCGTCACGAATATGTAGAGTACATACTAAGCAATCCTATTATCACCAGCTGGAATCACAATCGACTAGATTATGCCGATACCAAGACACGCGAGTTCGACATGAAGATCATGTACGAAGCTGTTAGCTATAACGTTGGTTCTGTAGACCCGGCTATAGATCCATCGGGCGGAGTTGAAGGGTTTGGCGACACACACTATGATCACGGAATGAGCCCCCAACAGGGTATCAACCCCGATCCAACAGTAATTAATCCCAGCTTTGTAGAAAGTTTAAATCTAGAAGGCGCTGCCGGCTCTATACTAGCCAGTGTAATAAATCAAATAGCCAGTGCCCAGAATACTATAGCTCCAATTAATGCTTCAGGTACTGCTGGACTATTGACTCCGCCCGCAGGAACAAACGTTGGTGGACTATCGGGCGTAGCATTTCCACAAAGTAGCACTGTAGCTAACACAGGCACAACAGCTTCATCATCAGGGATACAAGCATGATAACAGGAAATTTACCAGTCTCTATACATGCAGATACTACTAGTGTAAAAATGTTCTTTGATAATTATTTTGCCACACAGGTAAGTTTTCCTGCGGCAGAAATCGATGCTACAGTAGGATTTTTTGCTAAAAGAGGTTTTGATTCATCTAGTGCTAACTCGACAGCTATTATCTTACTTAATCAAGCTAGGGTTGAAAATGTATCAGTGTTTAGTTTACTTGACAAATTAAAAGGACTAACCGATGTACAGTTAGGTCAAGTTGTTGCTCAAGTTTTAAATGCCTATAGAGAAAAGACCAGTTTGTTAGGTTACAGAACTGCGGTAGTTACTGACACGTTCGAAGCTCGCAACATCTTAATATAAAATGTCTAAGTTTGCTCGCGGCAAGTTCAGTATGAAACATCCTGAAAAGTATGTGGGCAACAAGATGCCTACATACCGTAGTAGTTGGGAATGGAGTTTTATGAACTTTTGTGACAACAATGATAGTGTAGTCAAATGGGCGAGTGAAGCTATACAAATCCCCTACATCGATCCCCTAACAGAAAAACATACAGTATATGTACCTGATTTTTTTATACAATATGTAGATAAAAACGGTCGCATGCAACTAGAGCTAATCGAAATAAAACCTGCTAGTCAAACAGTTTTAGAACGAGTTGGCAAGAGTGTACACAATCAAAGCCAGTTTATTAAGAATCAAGCCAAGTGGGCCGCTGCCGGAAACTGGTGTAAACAACAGGGCCTAAAATTCCGTATTCTTAATGAAAATGACATATTCAGCCATCGCTAGGTATAAGTAATAATATGACTAAGAAACTAGAAGAAGTTCTAAATCTTCCTGAAAGTAAGAAAATTGTCAAGGAAGAAGAAAAGAAGCAAGTTAAAGCTGATATAGCCCAGCCGTTCCTTCGCGACATTAGCGAGTTTGATAAAATTTCAGCCGCACTCCCGCAGGTAAAGGGACTAGGGGATATAGGCGATGCCGAACTAGACGAACTAGCCCAAAAAGCCAAAGATGCCTACGAGGATATCATGGACTTAGGTATGAATGTAGAAGCTAGATACAGCGGACGTCTATTTGAAGTAGCCGCTAGCATGCTAGGACATGCTATTACGGCTAAAACTGCTAAATTAGACAAGAAATTAAAAATGATTGATCTACAGATTAAGAAGCAAAAAATGGATCAAGATGCTAACAATGATGACAGCGTTACTATACAAGGCGATGGTGTTATCATCACAGATCGCAATAGTTTGCTCGAGAAATTAAAGAATTTAAAATAAATATATGACTAGGATCATACTATGAAATCATTCAAACACTACTTAACAGAAAGCACTAAGGTCTACGAATTTAAGATCAAAATTGCTGGCCCTCATACTAAAGAAGCAGTTGCACAGATTAAAGCTAGTCTAGCTGAATTCCATTGCGCTAAAGTTTCTTCTGGTAAAACCACACCTATTAGCGAGCGCCAAGCAGACTTTCCAGAACACAGAAATACAGAAATGACTGTGTATGATATCGAAACTAATTATCCAGCTACTAGCTTACAAATACGTGATCGTATTGCAGTAGGACTAGGAGTAACACACAATCATGTTAAAGTGCATAGTGTATACGAAGAACTAGAAAATGAAATTAATCATCAGCATGACGAACTCACGGGTGAAGCATTAGTTGGAAAAGAACAAGATCCAAGTAATAACGGCAGTATGGTCAATGACGAATACAAATATAATCTACTAAAAGAATTAGGTAAAACAAAACATCAGGGCACACAGTTTAAAGGATATAATGATCAAATCCTAGCTGACAGTGTTCCCGGCCTTGCTCCAGAATATCGTAAAGAAAAACAATCTAAGCAAGATGGTAAACACTTGAGTACTATTGGCACAACGCAAAATAAAATGCCTGCTATAGTTAAAGGAGCAAGATAATGAATTTAAAAGATTTGATCGCAAAAATGGATGCTATTGAAGAAGGCGTCGAAATGAAAGCCACCGAATGTGGCGAAATGCCAATGCCGGGAGCAGTGATGTCAATCGGCCCACAAGCTCATCAAGGTCAACAAGATAATGTGTCAATGACTATTAATGTCAACGGACAAGGTGAAGGCGGTCTTCGTAGCATTATGAATATCCTACGTGATATTGAAGCCGGTGAAGCACCAATGGACGACGAGGAACCTATGATGGGCACGGAAGAAATTCTAAATGTCCAAGGTGACGAAAGCCCATTGTCTGTATCACCAGATGAAGACATGGAAGAAGTTATCGGAGACGATGAACACAAGTGGGGCAATGCGGCACACGGTGGTCACGGTCATCATACACATGGCATAGAAGCAGTAACATTTAGTGGTGACGATATGAACGGTAAAGGTAAGATTAGCCCTGTATCACGTGCTCCTGGTACTAACTCGTTACGTGAGCCTAGCCAATTTGACGAAGCACTAGTTGATCGTTTACAAGCTATGTACCAAGAAATTAAAGAAGCAGGCGATAAAAGAACAATGAGTCGTGCGGCCAAAGGTATTATGAAATACGGCAAAAAAGGCATGCAGGCATTACGTGATGCAGAAGCGGAAGGCAAAGACTTAGAGCCAGTACGTACCAAATACAACAAATATAAAAAGTAATTCGTCGCAGTTAGCACTCTGTTTCCAGTGCCAAATAGACCCTCCGGGGTCTATTTTTTTCAGTAAATACATTATGGCAAAATCACTAGACGGCGTCTTAACCAAAAAAGCGCATACTAAAGAAAAGTTTACAGAGGAACAGGTACAGCACTTGTTAAAGTGTGCTGACCCCAAAGACGGCTATCTCCACTTTGCTAAAAACTTCTTCCATATTCAGCATCCTGTTAAAGGTAAAGTTAAGTTTGAGCCTTTTGAATATCAAGAAAGACTACTAGCCGCCTATCACGATTATCGTTTTAACATCAACATGCTACCACGTCAAAGTGGTAAGACAACTTGTGCATCTAGTTATTTGTTGTGGTATGCCATGTTCCATCCAGATCAAACTATTCTAGTTGCCGCACACAAGTACACAGGCTCACAAGAAATTATGCAACGTATCCGCTATGGATACGAGCTTTGCGATGACTACATACGTGCAGGTGTGGTTAACTATAATAAAGGGAGTATTGAATTTGAAAACGGATCTAGAATTGTTTCAGCTACTACTACTGGTAACACCGGTCGTGGTATGTCCATATCCTTACTATATTGCGATGAGTTTGCGTTCGTACAGCCTAATATTGCTACAGAATTTTGGACATCAATTAGCCCGACACTAGCAACTGGTGGTCGAGCAATTATCACATCAACACCCAACAGTGATGAAGATGAATTTGCTATTATTTGGAAGGAATCACAAGACTTTTTTGACGAGTTCGGCAATGCACGAACTGACGGTAAGGGTCGTAACGGATTTCACGGATTCCGTGCCGAGTGGCATGAACATCCAGATCGTGACGAAGAGTGGAAAAGAATTGAAACAGGACGCATTGGTGTAGAACGTTTCCGTCGTGAGTATGGATGCGAATTCTTAGTATATGATGAAACACTAATTAGCAGTCTTAAACTTATCGACATGGTAGGCAGAGAACCAGCTTGGAAAATGGGGCAGGTACGGTGGTACAAGAAACCAGAGAAAGATAAGGTATATTTAATTGCCTTAGATCCTAGCTTAGGAACAGGCGGCGACTACGGTGCTATCGAAGTATTTGAAATGCCCGCTATGATACAAGTAGCAGAGTGGCAACATAATATAACACCTATACAACAACAAGTTAAGATATTTAGAGATGTACTAAAATATCTCGCAGACGAAATAGGTGAAAATAGTTATAGTAGCATCTATTGGAGTGTAGAAAATAACACTGTGGGAGAAAGTGCGCTAGTTGTTATCGACAATCTAGGAGAAGAAACTTTTCCCGGTGTGTTCCTAAGCGAACCTTCACGAAAGGGTCACGTAAAGAAATTTCGAAAAGGATTCAACACAACACACGGTACTAAAATTGCGGCGTGCGCCAAGGCCAAATTCCTAATTGAAGAGGAAAAAATGACCATAAACAGTAGACCCTTAATATCTGAATTTAAAACATATATTGCTGCCGGTACTACTTTTAAAGCTAAAGAAGGCCAGCATGATGACCTAGTATCTGCTGTATTATTAGTAGTACGTATGAGTGTAGTGCTAGCAGAATGGGATCCGCAAGTTCTAGAGCGTATTAGGGTAACTAGCGATTGGGCTCAAGATCCAGAATTTGAGCCACCTATGCCTATATTCGTATCTTCGGGTATGTGATAAATATAACATGAACAAGAATTTAAATAAAATTGCGCAAGATCTCTATGGGAAGATCGAAACTCGGTTTCCTAACATCAAGATCGGTGACGAAAATGCTGGTGTTTTAAGCAAAAAGACCGATATTCCTAATGCACGTTTTTTCGAGTTTGAATATGAAGATGACGGTGAGAAGCTAGGAACTATTGCTATTACGCTAGATGAAGATGACGGCATTGTTATACAAGTCGGCGGAAAACTTGCTGATAGTAAGCACTACGGCGCATTTAGATTTATTCGCAGTTTTAGACAATTTGCTAAAAACCGCCTGCTAAAATTCCATGTGCAAAATATCGGTAAAGATCATCTAGACAAACGTGATTATAATTTTCAAGCGAAACCTAAGGAAGAACCAGTTATGCAACCGCAACAACAACCTGTGATGGAAAGTAAGATGTATGGTAATGCTCGTATGAGTTACCAGGACCTAGGCGAAGCACGTCTAGTAATTAAACATAGCCAACCAGTTAATCCAGAGATTGCCGCAGGACGCACAATGCACATCGACAGTATCTATGTTGAGAACTCACAAGGCGAGCGTTTTAAATATCCGTTCAAGCATCTTAGCGGTGCTCGCGCAATGGCCGAACATCTTAAGCACGGCGGTATTCCTTATGACAGCATCGGTAAACATATCACTAGTTTGAGTGAAGAACTAGCACAACTACGCAAGTTTAAAGGCTATGTTACACGCAACGATACTCTAGCAGAAGCTATGAATGATATTACACCGCGTGTACTAGAGCGTATTGAAGCAGTTAAAAAAGAAGTAGAGATGCTACAGCGTCCGGCATACTATGAAACATTTGCTGAATCATTTGAAGATCAAGAAGACCAAATGATACCAGAAGATATCATGAGTGATTGGATTGATCGTTTGACAATCCGTACATTCAACGAAGAATTAAAAACAGCATTTCCTTACATCTTCCGTTTAGTTGATGAAACATCTATCCCAACTAAAGATGTGAACCCGGATGATTTATTAGATGAAGCTGGTGCTGGTTCAAAACAAGCCGCTATTGCTATTTCTAAAAAAGAATCAGGCAAATATGACAAAGATGGCAAGCGTTTGAAAGAATCACCAGAAGACCAGTTTGAGTCATTCCTAGATAGCATAATGACTGAAGCAGAAAATGAAGGGCACAACGATTTGTTTAGTCCAGATGTTGACACAAGAACACAAGCTCTTGATCAACTTAAAGGCATGATGACTGGTGGTAAAAAACTACTAGCCGGACAAGGTGGTATGAATGCATTGTCTAGTATAAAAGGCATCATAGACAGCGATTATCTAAACAATGAACTTTCAGCTCTAAGCGGTGACGACGATGCAGGGTCAGTTATTAAGACATACCTCGATAAAATAGGTGACGGCCAAATTAGAGAACCTAAAGCACCTAAAGCTAAATCTATCGCACAAGAAATTATCGCTAGTCAAGTGTTAAACAGCACCGAAGGTGATGAACCTCCAATCGGTGGCGATGAAGTATCGGGAATGCCGCCAGAAGCAGGAGTAGTTCCTCCGGCAGCACCTATGCCTCCTCCAGAGCCGCTTCCTGGTGCAGAAGCAGGAGCTCCTCCGGTTGATATGACAATGCCTCCACCAGAAGCAGGTGTAGTTCCTCCGCCAGCGCCTCCCGCACCGCCAGTTGCTGAAAGTAGCGGTATGTCTAGAATCAAAGCAAAGATTATTAAAGCAATGGAGTGTGGTGCTAAACCAGACGATGTATTAGATTTTGGTCACAGAACAATGACATTTGCAGAAGCTTGTAATGCCTGCGGAATTGTTCCACAAGAACAAAATCACATAGAGCCTCTAAAAGAAATTATCAAATCAATCGCCGGATTCTTCAATCCGCAAAAACGCAATTTCACAATCGGCGGCACACGTTGCAAAATTAAAGTTCTAAAAGATTTTAAAAATGGTGCATTTAAAGGTGCAACTCCGCATCACGTCAAGAAAGTTATTACCATGATTGATCAGTTAGATCCTAGTGAAGAGAATGGTAACGAACTAGGTCATATCCGTCATTTATCAGGGATGAAATCTCAACCAGGTAATCCACAAGATATAAAGTTATCAGTCGCTGAAGAAGACACTTTACAGGGATTCGATGTTAATAGTTTTATACAACAACTAACAGCTCTTAGTAAAAATCCAAATCAGATTCCAGCGGCAATGGATGCTCTTGGACAAAAAGCACCGGACCTAATTAAAAATGGTCTCGGCCAAGTACTACAAAAAGTAGCACAAGATGCTCCGGACCAAGACATGGATCTGCCTGGAATGAAGATGAACCCACAGCAGATGATGAAAGGTATGATGGACAAGATAAATCAACAAGAAAGTGTCGGTTTCCAAAGTGAAGAACTAAGCAGAATAGTCAGTTTGGTACATCATAGATAATTGAGTAAACTGCTAAGATTTAGAGCACAATTCCTCTTGTAGAACTAAATAAAAGTGCGTATACTATGTGTATGCACTTTTTGTTTTACAGGTGTAAAACAAATATAGGCACAAAAAGCAATCAAAGGCTATTAATAGGAGAACAATTATGGCAACTTTAGCTGAAATACGAGCAAAACTTAAGGCATCAGAATCAAAAGGTTCTGGAGAACGTACAGGCGGAGATAATTCAATTTATCCGTTTTGGAATCTCAAAGAAGGCGGCGAATCTACTCTACGATTCCTACCAGACGGCAATTCAGATAACACATTTTTCTGGGTTGAACGTGCAATGATCAAACTTCCCTTTGCAGGCATCAAAGGCGAATCAGAAAGCAAAAACATCACAGTACAAGTACCCTGCATGGAAATGTATGGCGATACTTGCCCAATTTTATCAGAAGTGCGTCCTTGGTTCAAGGATCCAGCACTAGAAGATATGGGTCGTAAGTACTGGAAAAAACGCAGTTATATTTTCCAAGGTTTCGTTGTTGAAGACGGTCTTGCAGAAAAAGAAACACCAGAAAATCCAATCCGTCGTTTCATCATCGGACCTCAGATTTTCCAATCAATCCGTGCCGCACTAGTGGACCCAGAGTTGGAAGATTTGCCAACTGACTTTGTACATGGCCTAGACTATCGTATGAAGAAAACATCAAAAGGTGGATATGCTGACTACTCAACTTCAAGTTGGGCACGTCGTGAGCGTCCATTGAATGATGAAGAAAATGCCGCAGTTAAACAACATGGCTTGTATAACTTGAGCGACTTCCTACCTAAGAAGCCAGGTGAAGTTGAATTAAAAGTTATGAAAGAAATGTTTGAGGCATCAGTTGACGGTGAGCCATATGACTTGGAACGCTGGGGTCAATACTTCAAGCCAGCAGGTGTAGGCCAGAACACTGGCGATCCTGTAAAAGCAACTCCTAAGACAAGTGCTCCGGTCGATAATGATATCGATCCAGATGACATTCCTGCTCCAGTAGCAAAAGCTACACCTACTCCAGCACCAAAAGCTGAAGCGGCAGCAGGTGGCGATAGTCGTGCCCAAGACATCTTGGCAATGATTCGTAATCGTCAAAAAGCGTAAACGGCTAGGGCCTCTGCAACCTAGTTGTACGCCCTGGTTATCTATTTAGGAGAATTATATGGCCACAAAGGCATTCGATTTATCGAAATTTAGAAAGACCTTGACCAAGTCAATTGACGGTCTAGGTGTAGGATTTAATGATCCTACAGATTGGATTAGTACAGGCAACTTTGCTTTGAACTATCTGATCAGTGGCGACTTTAATAAAGGTGTTCCACTTGGCAAAGTTACTGTATTTGCCGGCGAATCCGGAGCAGGTAAAAGTTTTATCTGTTCAGGTAATCTAGTACGCAATGCTCAGAAAGATGGCATTTATGTTATCTTGATCGACAGCGAAAACGCACTTGATGAAAAATGGCTACACGACCTAGGTGTTGATACTAGCGAAGACAAATTGCTAAAACTCAATATGGCCATGATCGATGATGTGGCTAAAACCATTCACGAATTTACTAAAGAGTACAAGGAAATGACTGACCGTCCGAAGGTCCTCTTTGTCATAGACAGCCTTGGTATGCTCTTAACTCCAACTGATATTAACCAGTTTGAAGCAGGTGATTTGAAAGGTGACATGGGCCGTAAGCCTAAGGCATTGACAGCACTAGTTCGTAACTGTGTCAACATGTTCGGTAACCTAAACGTAGGTATGGTTTGTACAAATCACACATACGCAAGCCAAGATATGTTTGATCCTGATGACAAGATCAGTGGTGGACAAGGATTTGTCTACGCATCTAGTATTGTTGTTGCTATGAAAAAACTCAAACTTAAGACTGATGAAAACGGTGTTAAGACTAGTGAAGTACATGGTATCCGAGCCGCTTGCAAGATTATGAAGACACGCTATGCCAAGCCTTTTGAGTCACTACAGATTGAAATTCCGTATGAAACAGGTATGAATCCCTATTCAGGCCTAGTTGATTTGTTTGAAAAACACGGACTACTAGTACAGTCAGGAAACAGACTCAAGCATGTGGATCCAACCACCGGAGAAGAATTCTTATTCTACCGAAAAGAATGGAAAGATGATAAATTAGATATGATAATGAAGAATTTCAGTATCAAACCTTTAACAACAACCATTCCTGAGGAGACAGAAGAAAATGTTGAATGAACAACAAATCGGTGATATCTGGGTACTATTTTCCGACTACATTGATAAAAAGCAAGTTGAAGTTGTAGCTGAACGCTATGTAGATTTACTAGCAGATTTTGGAACTACTGATAGAATCATGCAAGGTTCTATGGGCGTAGATCCAATTTTAGATCAAGCTATTGAGTACTATATGGACGAAGATAGTGACGATGCAGATGACGTTGACGAATTGGAGTTTTAATGGGGTGGTATTCTGAGGTTGCAAAAGATATTTCAAATATTCCCGATGCGGCAGTTTATTTTGAAGCTGAACTACTAGAAGCCAAGAAAGAATGCCGTGTCACCGGGAATGTTGAAAAAGCCGCGGCAGGAATGCCCGGTGTAGTTGAACAACGATTTGCACAACTGCAAGAAATTGAAGCAATTTTAGAATATCTTAACATTGAACTTCGAAGACTTAAGAGTCAACATTTTCGTAAGTATCTTGAAAGTTACCAACGTGCTCTTAGTAGTCGAGATTGTGAAAAATTTGTAGAAGGCGAGGCAGATGTAGTTGACTTTGAAAAAATTATCAACGAGTTCGCCTTACTTCGCAACAAATGGCTAGGCATTACTAAAGCATTAGATCAAAAACAATGGATGTTAACTAATATCGTGAAACTACGTGTTGCAGGTATGGAAGACGCAACATTATAATCAATTCGTCCAAAAGTTCGACTGTAGGCCTTAAATAAAATTGAGGCCTATTTTTTTCTAAAAGGTTGCATTACTAGGATCATAAGTGTATACTAACTAACATGACTACCATAGATAAACTATTAGTAAAGATTATTAATCAACCTGATGACTACGCTAAAAATCTATTTGCAAAAAGAGATTTTGACGTGCTCAACAACCTATACGGTTCTATCAATGCTAACTTCTTCATCACAGAGAATCAAAGCAGACTCTTGGTAAAAATACTTAAAGAAAATCAGAAAAAATTATCAGATTTTTCGGAAGAACTTATTCCAGCATTAGATGCACCTGAGTGGTCAAGAAGCTTCCGTCATATAGAACAGGTAAAAAAACTCTATATAGAGAAAACACCAGAAGATGTAATGGCACTGGTCATAGAATTTACCTTTAGTTCACAACTACGCAAAATTTTACTTGATCTAACCAAGCATTGTGAAAACTTAATAATCGGTTCAACAGGCAAAAAATACTATGCCGATCTAACTGAACGTAATATTGTTAAAATTGTCGACAGTCTAATGCCTTTAGGTTTTGATATTGAGCCGACAGTGAAAAATCACTATGATACCATAAAATCTTGGTCTTTGATAGGCATTTCTGACCAGTTCCTAATTCCTAATATGCCTGGAAACAACTTCCAAAAACAGATTACCGCCGACCTGGGAATTGAAACAGCCATCGATCAAAACATCATTGTTGACCGTAGTATGCGCTATCAATACAGCTTGGAAAATCCGAGAAAAATCGGTGAAAATCTGACAGAAATTATTGCCAATCGATCTAAGACAAAAATATGGCTTGGCAAAGAAGAGTACGAACTAGCATCAATTATTAAGTCATTAACGGAATTAAAAAGACTACCACTGCTAGTAGTCTTCGATACCTTTGTCAATAACAAATATTTAGAAAATCTGGAAATTTTGTCAGATGCTTTAGAAAAAAATGGAATTTTTGACGGTATCGGAGTTTACTTCAGATTACCAAATGACGAGATTGGCACAAAATTTAATCAGCTAATCAAGGAAAAATCTTACAATGTAAACTTAGATTCAGCAACAAAGGTGGCGGTTGTAATGAGCGGAAAATTACCGAAATTTTTCCTGAAAAATCCATGGCAACCTATGAGTGTAATAGCACTAGATACCAAAATGGGCCTACGTCACGGTAAAACTAGTGTATACTCTAATTGCTGTGATCTTATAATCGAGTGGGCAGAAAAAGAAGTTTTATTTGAAAACAAGGTAGTCGGCAGATGGCAGTAAGATTAATAATTAAAGACGAAGTTAATATAAAAATTGAAAACTTACCGCTAGATGTTCGTAAGAAATTAGCCAATACTTTTAAATATGAGATTCCGTATGCTCGCTATCATCCTGCTTTTAAACTCGGTCGCTGGGACGGCATGGTTAGTTTGTTTGGACTCGGCGGAAATGGCTACCTAAGTCAACTAGAACAGATACTAGGAATATTAGCCAAGCAAGGGATTACAGTTGAAGATGTAGAAGATCTACGAACTACTCCACATTTTAAATTTGAACCAGTGACAGAAAACTACTGGGCAGACCAAGGAAAGGTTTGGCCAAAAGGGCACCAACAAGAAGGCCAACCTATTATGTTGCGTGATTATCAAGTTGAAG